CGGCCTACCGCTTTTGCCGCCCGGCGAACTGCCTGCGGGTGTGTGATGGACCTCGTGACGATCGATTACGAGACGTACTACGACGACACGTACTCGCTCTCGAAGCTGACGACCGAGGAGTACATTCGCGACACGCGTTTCGAGCCGATCCTGCTGTCGATTCGGATCAACGAGAACGAGCCGTATTGGGTGCCGCAGCCCGATATCCAACCGGCACTGCTCGATCTGCACCTGGAACGACGCGCGGCGCTGGCCCACCACGCGCACTTCGATGGCGGGATTCTCTGGCATCACTACGGCGTGCGCCCCAAGCTGTGGTTCGATACGCTGTCGATGGCCCGCGCGCTGCACGGGGCCAACGGGCGCCTGTCGCTGGACAAGCTCGCCGAACGCTATGGCATCGGCCGTAAAGGTACCGAGGTGCTGCAGGCCAAGGGGATGCATTACCGGGACTTCACGCTGCCGCAGCTGGCCCGCTACGGCCTGTATAGCTGCCTGGATGGCACACTGTGCTATCGACTCTTCGAGCGCATGGCGCCGCAGTTCTCGCGCACCGAGCTGGAGATCATCGATCAGGTCACGCGCATGTTCACCGAGCCCGTGCTCGTGCTGGACGAAGCGATGCTGGTGGCCTATGCCAAGCAGCTGCACGCTGAGAAGATGGCGCTCATGCTGGCAGCTGGGGTGCAGAAAGACGACTTGATGAGCAACGAGAAGTTTGCCCGCGCCTTGATGGATCTTGGCGTAGTGCCGCCGATGAAGTTCAGTCCGAGCTGGCTTAAGAAGCCCCCCGGGGAGCGCGACCCGGCTAAAGCCTACGCCTATGCTTTTGCCAAGACGGATAGCGGCATGCAGGCGCTGCAGGAGCATCCTGACCCGCGCGTGCAGGTGCTCGTCGAAGCGCGGCTCAAGAACAAGACGACCAACGCCGAGCGTGGCGCCGAACGGCTCATCGGCATGGGCTCGCGCGGGGCGGCGACGGTCTACTACAAATACTCGGGGGCAAGCGGCACGCATCGGCTCTCGGGGGGTGACAAGTACAACTGGCAGGCGATGGGGCGCGGCAGCACGATCCGCCGCGCGCTCAAGGCGCCCGAGGGCCATGTGATCGTGGTGGGCGACAGCGCGAACATCGAGGCGCGACTGCTTGACTGGCTCGCTGGCCAAGACGATATGGTGGAGGTATATCGCAAGTCGGATGCAGGGCTTGGCCCGGATATGTACTGTGTGATCGGCGGGCGAATTTACCAACGCACGATCACGAAAGAAAACGATCCCGACGAGCGCCAGATGGGCAAGCGGGTGAAACTGGGGCTCGGCTTTGGCATGGCGGAAGATCGATTCATTCTGTCGGTACGCGGTGAAGCTAAAGGCCGCGACGGCAAGCCCATCGTGCTTGACCACGCCTTTGCAACTTATGTGGTGCAGACGGTTTATCGCGGTAGCCACCCCCAGGTGCTGAAACTATGGGGGCGGGGCAAAGACGCATTGTTTGCAATCAGTCGCGGCCGGATAGGCGTCGCGGTCGACTTTCGCGGCATCGTGCGCACCTGCGAGGACGGGCTCGTGATGCCGGGCGGCTTGAAGATCCTGTATCCGGATCTGAAACGGGTGCGCAACGAAGTGACCGGGGCCGAGGAATGGCAGTTCTGGAACGGCAAGGCGCGCGAGCATATCTATGGCGCCAAGGTGATCGAGAACATCATCCAATGTTTGGCGAGAATTATCGTGTTTGAGCAATGCTTAACCACGGCGCGCGAAGCGCGCGGCATCGCGCAATGGAAACTCTCCTCGCATGACGAGGGCGGCTTTGTGACACACGCATTCGAAGCACCCTGGCTGCGAGATCGGCTGCTCGCGAACATGCGTGTGGCGCCCGCCTGGGCGCCGGATCTGCCTTTGAATTCCGAGGGCGGCTACCACCAACGATACGGTTTGGCAAAGACGTAACATTCATCAACGCTGGGAAAAATCATGACCAAAAAAATGTGTAGGACTCCTAATGAATCCGCCGCGCTCATGTCTATACTTTCAACACTGATCGATGCGGCCAAGATCAGGTTGCAGTTCGGCACCGACATCAACGGCAGACCGGTCACGCAGCGCGATTTTTCGATCGTCAACGAAGCGCGCAAGCAGCGGGACCGTCTGCAGCCCAAGGCACCCGAGTAAAAATTTTTCCCCCATTAGTTAGGAGTCCTAAATGTCCGACCCGCAAGCGAACCCCGCCACCATGATCCCCGAAGAAGTTGCCACCCCGACCCTCCCGCCTGATGTCGACTTTGGCCTAAGCCTCGATGCGCACACCGAGCCCGAGCCGCCCGTCGAGCCTGACGCCGGGGCCGAGCATCCTGGCTTGGGTACGCTCGATCGCATCGAAGCGCTGGCCATCCAGTACGGCGGCGATGTCATGGCAGAGATTCGCCATCTCGTCGCGCAAGTGCGCACGATGCTTTGACGAACCGCTAGGGGGTGTCGGTTATGCAGTGGTATCTGGAGTCGACGAAAGCGCAGGGCCTGCGATTCAAGATTCTGGAATTCGACAGGTCCACGCGCCGCGCAAAGCTTCTAGGCGTAACGGGCGTGCCCTTCGAACGCGTGCTATCCGATGACGTGTTGGAGAAGTTCGGCTATCGCGTGATGCAGGGTGAGCCCGAAGCGCAGGAGCACCGCGATGCCTAGCTCACCGAACTATGTGCGTAATTACCGGCAGGAAAAGCGCACGTCGGACGCGCGCGGCGAAAAGCTCAAACGCAACGAACGCGATCGTGCCCGCTACAAGCTCGCGCAGTTAGGCATGGTGCACAAGCACGACGGCCAGGACGTGGATCATATTCGCATGCTCTCCAAGGGGGGCGCCCCCGAGGCTATGTCGAATCTGCGGGTCGAGTCGGCACACAAGAATCGTAGCTTCCCGCGCAACCCCAACGGCAGCGCGAAGCACAACAGCTAGGTCAAACTCATGAAACCGTTGCCGTGGACGCACAGCAAGCTCTCGGCGTTCGAGCAATGCGCGCGCCAGTTCGAACAGGTGCAGGTGCTGCGCAACTTCACCGACGTGAAGCACGCGGCCAACTTGTGGGGTGATCGGTTCCACAAGGCCGCCGAGCAGTTCATCGAGCAATCGGTGGCGGGCGAGGCCGTGACGCCGCTGGGCGCCGACATGCAGTCGTACGCGGATTACCTCGCGCAGTTCATTGGGCGCCCGGGCAAGACATATGTCGAGCGCCGCTACGCGTTGGACCTGCAGCTGGCGCCGTGTGATTTTTTCGCGGCCAACGTGTGGTGCCGCGCGATCCTCGATGTGCTGACGTTAGATGGCCCCGTGGCGCAGGTCGACGATCACAAGACGGGCAAGAATCGCAAGAAGGATATGCAGCAGCTGATCATCTCGGCGCTGCACGTCTTTTACTGGCATCCCGAGATCGAGACCTGCCATACCGCATTCCATTGGGTGCAGCATGGCTTCGGCGAATCGGCCAAGGATCGCGAGACGTTTCATCGGCATCAGATCCCCAAGCTGTGGGAAACGTTGATCCCGAAGCTGCAGCGCTACAAAGCGGCGTTCGAGATCGAGTTGTTTAAGCCGAAGCCGAGTGGTTTATGCAAGAAGTATTGTGCGGTGGACACTTGTGAGTATTTCGGCGCGGGATCACGATAATGAATAAGTTGATGGACCGGCTCATCAGTGGGCTATGGATCGTCATGATTTTGGTGTTTTGTATCGAGGTACAGCGTTTCATCTGGCGCACGGCGGATTACTTGAGCGGTTATTTCAAGTGACCGATGAGGGAAAAGTTAAGGCGAAAGTAAAACGCCTGTTCAAACAATACGGGGTGTATTACCACATGCCCGTACAGAACGGGATGGGCGAGCCCACGCTTGATTTCGTCGCCTGTGTGCGGGGGCATTTTTGTTCGGTCGAAACAAAGGCACAAGGCCAGCAGCCAACAGCCCGGCAGTTAGCAACCATGCGCAGGATGAAGGACGCGGGTGGATTCGTTTTTCTAGTGTCGTGCGACGCCGAGTTGAATATTCTCGAAGCATTTTTGCAGCTCCTATCATGATCGTTCATACGCCCTCACAAAGTCTTTTGCTCAAAGTCCGGCCGAAGGCTTATTCGACCCTGCGCGAAATTTTTCCCGCGCACAGCAAGTCACTGGATTACCAGGGTCATAACCTGGCATTGCCGTATAACTTGTCGGTCGTTAAAGTGCTGCGCAATATGGGCATTCGCGCGCCCAGCCCAATCCGGTATTTCTATAACTGGCCCCGGCCCGCGCGCTTCGATCAGGTCTTCGATCATCAGTACACCACGGCGGATTTCCTCACGCTGCATCCGCGCTGTTTTGTGTTGAACGAGCAGGGCACGAGCAAGACGGCGAGTGCCTTGTGGGCCGCCGACTATCTCATGCAGCTCGGGCGCATTCAGCGCGTGCTCATCGCCGCCAAACTTTCTACGCTGGAGGAGGTATGGCTCAACGAGATATTCGACGTGTGTATGCACCGCACGGCTTTAGTGTTACATGCCGATGCGGATACCCGGCGCGAACGGCTTGCGCAGCCAGTCGATTTTTACATCATCAATCACGACGGTCTAAAAATTCTTGGCGCCGACATCATCAAACGTCGGGACATCGACCTCGTTATCGTTGATGAAGCAGCGGCGTTTCGCAACGCCGGGACGGCGCTGTACAAGACGCTGGAGAAAGTCAGCGCCGGCAAGAAGCTATGGCTGCTGACCGGCACGCCTTGCCCGAACGCGCCGACCGATGCCTGGGCGCTGGCGCGTTTGGTCGACAAGTCGCGCGTGCCGCCGTACTACAACCAATTCAAGCGCATGACGATGAATCAGGTTTCCACCTACAAGTGGGTGCCGAAAATCGGTGCGCATGAAATCGCCTACAACGCGATGCAACCGGCCATTCGTTTTAAGAAAAGTGAGTGTCTGCAGCTGCCGCCCGTCACGAAAACCTACCGGCAATGTCCACTGTCCGATGCGCAGAAGCTGGCGTACCAGCAGATGAAAAACTATTGCGTGGCCGAGGCCGCCAAGCAGCAGATCACCGCGATCAATGCGGCCGACAAGCTCGGCAAGCTGCGCCAGATCCTGTGCGGTGCGGTCAAGGACACGGCCACGCAGCAGTACATCACGCTGGACCACGCCCCACGGCTTAAGGTGTTGCTGGAGACGATCGAGGAAGCCAGCGCCAAGGTGCTGATTATCGTGCCATACAAGGGTATCGTGGCGACGCTGTGCGCCGAGATTCAGGCGTGGCACGACCATCGTAAGGACGGCCGGCGCGTGATGGTCATGAACGGCGACGTGACACCGGCCAAGCGCACGGCGATCTTCCGCGCGTTTCGTGAAGACGCCACGCTCACCGAACTCGTGTGCCACCCGAAAGTCATGGCGCACGGCATGAACCTGACACAAGCGGACTTGATCGTGTTCTATGCCCCGGTGTTCAGCAACGAAGACACGACGCAAGTCATGGACCGCTTTAACCGGCCGGGGCAGACCCGCAAGATGACGATCGTGCGCATGTACGCGACGCTGCTGGAAAAAAACATTTACGCGGTGGTGGAAGGGCACGCCCTGACACAAGAGTCGATTTTGGAATTGTATCAACACGAAATCATGCCCTATGTGCAAGTTGAAAGTATGCAATTGGTTTAGGAAACTGATCATATCGGATCGCTAAACGAGGAGAACGTGCGATGGGCAAGATGGAAACGAATCTATTGGAAGAGTTCTTGAAGACGATCCCCGCTATGTCGGTGGAAAAGCGCGTCAAGCTTTTCCTCAAGACACGGCAAGCGAAAGCCGCCGCGCAAAAGTGCTTCGACGATGAAAAGGCACAGTACGAACAAATCATGGACGTATGCCAAAACAGCATGCTGCGCGACGCCGATGCGCAGGGCGTGTCGGGCTTCACCACCCCGTGCGGCACCACCTACGCCGCGGAGGTGCCGAAGTATTCGATTGCCGACGATGCGGCGTTTTATGCCTTCGTCAGGCAGCTGGGCGATCTGGACTTTTTCGAGCGCCGCATCAGTGCCACGCATGTACAGCAGTACATGGAACAAAGCGGCGGCACCTTGCCGCCAGGGCTAAACCTTTTTCGCGAACGCGTAATGCGGGTTCGCAAAGCGAGCGATAAATGACTGAGCTAACCGAGGTGATGCTGGATCTCGAAACGCTGGGCACGGCGCCGTACTCACCGGTGCTTGCGATCGGCGCCTGCGCCTTCGCACTGGACGACAGTCCGATCACCGACGTGTTCTATCAGGCGATCGATCTGGAATCCTGTCTGGAGCTGGGCATGCGCCCATCGAGTTCCACCATCAAGTGGTGGATGCAGCAAGAAGAAGCGGCACGTGTGCAAGCATTCAACGACATCAAGCAAGTGAAGTTGTCACTCGCACTCGATGCGTTCACCGATTGGTGGGGCTCGCGCCCGATGAGCATGTGGGGCAACAGCGCGCGCTTCGATTGTGGGCTGCTCGAAGCGGCCTATCGGACCTGTGGCAAAGAGTTGCCGTGGGATTGGTTTAAGGAACGCTGCTATCGCACGCTCAAAAATTTACCGGGGGCGCGTAGCGTCGCTCTGCAACGGCAAGGCACGCATCACAACGCGCTCGATGATGCGGTAAGCCAAGCGCAGCATTTGCGCGATATCTATCGGGCGCTGGGTCTGTCGACAATCACGACGAGTGTTTAACCAATCTCAAGGGATGGCCATTATGGGCAACAACATCATTCCGTTTAACAGCGGCTCGACCGAAGTACCGGCACATTTGCTTTCGCTCTTTGGCGAAGAGGGCAACATTCAGCCCCGCAATTCGATCAACACGCTCTCGTATAAGGGCAGCAAGTGGCGCACCGTGATCGACGGCGAAGAGCATCCCGTGCAGCGGCGCAATGCTGACACGGGTGACATGGAGCCGGTGCCGATCATCACGCTGGTGGTGCTCGACCACAACAAGGGCCGCTCGCGCGCCTACTACGAGGGTGACTTCGTGGACGGAGCGAACAAGCGCCCGCGGTGCTCCAGCGTCGACGGCGTGACGCCGGATGCCTCAATTGCCGATCCGATTGCCAAGACGTGCGCGAGCTGCCCGAACGCGGTCAAGGGCAGCAAGATCACCGACGCGGGCAAGCAAAGCACGCTGTGCGCGCCGTTCAAGCGCGTGGCCGTGGTGCCCTCGGGCAAGGTGGGCGATCCGAAAGTGCCGGTCATGCTGCTGCGCCTCGCGCAAACCTCGGTGTGGGATAAGGATAACGGCGTGAACGAAGCGCAGGGCTGGTATGCCTGGGATCAGTTCCTGGACATGCTGCGCGTACGCAGCGCCAAGCACACGGCAGCGGTGGAAACCAAGGTGAAGTTCGACCCCCGCATGGCCTATCCGAAGCTGCTCTTTTCGGCTACGCGCTGGCTGAACCCGGACGAAGCGGCCGCGGCCAAACAGCGTCTCGTCGACGATGCCGAACCGATCGCCAAGATTTTAACGGGCGATGGCTCGAATGACGGAGTGGCGGGTCAGCCGGGTATCGCGAGCGAGGGCGTCGAGTCCGATACGGCGGCGCCGACAAGCCGTTCGGCAGACGACGACACAGCCGAGGTCGAGGCACAAACGGCCGCACGCGCGGCAACCAGCAAGGCGCAGGAGCAAGCCAAGGCGCAGGAGCAGGCGAAAAAAGACGCGGCCAAGAAAGCGAAGCAAGCTAAAGCCGAAGAGGCGCGCAAGGCTGCCGAAGCGGCGGCAGCGGCGGCGGCAGCAGCCGAAGCGGAAGCGGAAACCGAGGACGACGGGTTCGGGGCGACGGCAGCCGAGTCACCCAAGCCGCCCGCACAAACCCCCGCCGCGGTCGCGCAACCGGCTAAGGCGTCGCCCGAAAAGCCCGCCGCTACGGCCGTTGAGACGGGCAGCCCGGCCGGACTGCGGCAGCTGCTCGATGGCTGGGATGACAGTGAATGAGATGCGCGGGGGCGGCCACTTAAGCGCTGCCCCTACTCTTTCGGAGAACGAACTATGTCGCGCATCATTACCGTCGAGCGGCGCCGCCAAATCGCCCACGCTCGTACGCTGGACCCGGACGCACTCGGGCCGATCCTGGGCGAGCTGGTCGTGGAAGGCAACGTACCGGTCAAGCTCGTGGCGACCTTGCTGGATGTCGCCAACGTCACGGTCTATCGCTGGATGTACGGCGCAGTGCAGCCGCGCGACCCGACCACGCTGCAACGCCTGCGCCGCTTGGTCACGGTGCTGCGCAAAGCCAAACGGGCCAACGACTTGCCGCTCGCGGGCGATGATGGGCAGCGCACGGCGCAAATGAAAAACCTGCTGGTGGCGCACCGACCCCCACCACGCCCCGAGTAACGCCGGCTGCTTCGCAATCTCGATAGGGGGCAGTGATGGATTTGCGGCAATTCCTGTTGCTCGTGGTGCCGTCCACGGGGATTCTCTTTACCGCCACGCCGGCCGACGCCGGCTGGAGTAACGTCGCGCACGAGTCGCTTGACAGCGCCATCGCGCATATCAACACATTGACGTTCGAGCACCAAGCCGCCTACTTTGCCGTTGCCAGCTACGACAAAGCGCGCTACTGGGATGCGGACAAGCACCGCTGGCGCCAGCGCACCCAGGTCAACGCCCAGGCACTCAAGGCGTTCTTTCTCGATCTCGACGTCGAGCCGGATAACCCGCTCAAGTTCGCCTCCAAAGCGCAGGCGCTGGCCGAGCTGCGCGCGTTCGTCAAAAAGATCGGGCTGCCACGGCCGATGATCGTCGACTCGGGCGGGGGCATCCACGTGTACTGGCCGCTCACCGCCGAGGTGCCGGCCCGCCTGTGGCATCCGGTAGCCGAGCAGTTCAAAGCGATCTGCGTGCACGAACACTTTCAGGCCGACCGTAGTTTGACCTCCGACCATGCGCGCGTGCTGCGTGCACTCGGCTCCTACAACACGCGCCGGCACGCCACCGTGACGCTGCTGGCCGAAGCGCGCGCAGCGGTCAGCTTCACCGACTTCGCCGCGCGCATCGAGGCGTACGCCAGCCAGCACGGCGTCGCCGCCAGTGCCAAAGGGGTGAGCAGCGGGGCGCCCCTGGCGGGGGCGCCAGCGGGCGCCTGGAGCGGTGAGGACAACCTTGGCGCCACCAACGAGCCGCTGAATTTCGATCGCATCGCGTTTCACTGCGCGCAGATGGGCACCCAAGTCGCGACGCGTGGCGCGGGGGTGGCCGAGCCGCTGTGGCGCGCGGGCCTGGGGATCGTGAAATTCTGCGACCAACAGACGCTGGCCGCGCAAGCGATTTCGGATGCGCATGCTGACTTCAACCTGCCCGCCACGGCCGCGAAGCTCGCACATTGGAACGCGGGGCCAACTACCTGCCAGCACTTTCACGAGCTGCAGCCGCAGCTGTGCGAAGCCTGCCCCCACTGGTCCACCCTGACGTCGCCCGCGCAGCTCGGACGTGTCGTGGCGCACGTCGCCGCGCCGCAAGTCACGCTCACGTTCGATGCCGCGCCGCCGGTGACGATCGACATTCCCGATCCACCTGTCGGATATTCGCGGCGCCCCGATGGGACGATCGTGCGCGAATTGGAAAACGCGGACGGGCGGCCGATCTACGCGCTGGTCTGTCCGTACGACCTGTACCCGCTCATGATCCGCAGCCAAAACGACCTCGACGCCGACGTCGACGAGTCGAGCCGCTGGCGTGTGCTGCTACCGTTCGTGAAAGGGCAGCCTCCGGCGCCGCGCGACTTTAACGTGCCGCTGTCCTTGATCCCGGATGCGCGCGGGCTGATCAAACTGCTCGGCTCAAAGGGCCTGATTCTCACGGGAGAGCAAGCCAAAATGACACAGCACTACATGAGCGCCTACCTGCAAAAGCTCGCCAAGGATGCCGGGCGCGACAAACTGTACGAGCGGCTCGGCTGGCACGAGGAACATGCCGCCTTTGTGCTGGGCGACCGCATCTTGCATCGCGATGGCAAGGTGCTGCCGCACTCGGCGGGCGAGGCGATCCAGTCGGCCACCAAGCACGGCTTGAAAAGCGCCGGCACGCTGGCCGACTGGCAGGCGGCGCTGCGGTTCTACAACCACCCGGGCTACGAGGGACATCGCTTTTTCATTTACGCCAGTTTTGCCTCGCCGCTTTTTCATATGAACGACACCGGCAACCACGGGGCGGTGCTGTGCGCGGGGGGCGCATCGGGACGCGGCAAGACAACCTGTTTGAAAGCGTGCTCCTCGGTGTGGGGCGCGCCCCCGGCGCTGCTCGTGAACGGCAACCGGGAGGGTGCCACGACCAATGCGCTGTACGCGACGATGGGCACGTACCACTCGCTGCCGTTCTTGCTGGACGACGTGACCGAGCGCGAGACGGACGAGCTGCGGCGGCTTTTTTTGAACATCACGCAAGGCGAGGGCAAGCGCCGCATGCTGTCCGACGGCTCGATCACGCAGCATATCGATACGTGGTCGCTGCTCGTGCTGCTGTCGACCAACCTGGATACGATCAGCGCCATCATGGGCTCGGGGCGCGACGTGGACCCGCACTTGATGCGCATCATCGCCGTGGACTTCGGCCTGATCGATACGGGGGCCGAGGCGAAGATTGCGGCGGACCACTTCATTCGCGCACTGGGGACGAACTACGGCCACGCCGGGCCGATCTTCATGGGCCATATCGTGCGCGAGTACGAAGCGGTCAAGCGCCTGTATATCCACAACATCGAGAAGGTCGACCGGCTGCGCGCCTCGACCAATGCATCAGCCGAACGCTACTGGTCGGCCGTGGTGGCGGCGTGCTACACCGCCGCGCAAATCGCGGCCAAGGTCGGGCTGCTGGACTACCCCTACGAGTCGGACCTGCAATGGATGCTCGCGCACCTCTCGCAGCAGCGCGAGACAATCAAAGAGTCGCGCGCGACGCCCCAGGAAATGCTCAACGGTTTTCTGAATGCCTACTTGCGCAGCACCTTGATCGTGAGCGTGAAAGCGGCCTCGAACCTGGACAATATCGCGCATAAGCCCACCGACGAGCTGCTCGTGCGCGTGGAGCTGGATGCCGATCGGATCTATATCGCGCGCAACGCCGTGATGGAGTATTGCGCGAGCAGCCACACCGCGTTTCGCGCGCTCGAATGGCAGCTGGAGCACGAGGGCGTGATCGCCAAACGCGACGCGCAAAAGGTGCTCGGTGCCGACACGATCTACAGCAATGGGCAAACGCGCTGCTGGCTGATCGACGCGACCAAGTTCGACGGCTATCGTCAGATGCACGCCCAGTTTCAAACCGCCTATACACCCCCCGCCAACGTGGTGCCGATCCAAGGTGGGAGGAAAGCATGAGCGACCCGGACGCCTTGCGCGCAACGATTGGCCGCCTGCACACCTTGCGCCGCCAGCTCGATGCGCAGCTGCGCGACGTGCAGCAGCAGTTCGCCGAGACGCAATGCCCGTTCACGCTGGGCGACACGATCCGTTTTTTCACGACTGCTTCGTCGCTGCCGGTGCTGGAAAAGTCCGGCGTGATCGAGGCGATCCGCTACTACCCCGATGGCGATTGGCAGGTACTGGTGCGCCGGTTGCAGGGCGCCACGGGCAAAGCGCGTGGCTTGGCTTGGGTGCGCGCCTACCATCGCCCCACTCTGGAGCAACGCGCATGAACGAGAACCCGCGGCACGATCCGCGTATCGACCTGAACCCGGCTGAGTCGCTCAAGCCCGGCGAAGACGACTGGAACGAAGCCTGTGCAGCTTGCGATGGCTGGCCCACGTTACACCCGACAGGCTTGTGCCGGGTGTGCGCGGCGTTACTGGAAGCCACCGGGCGCCTCACGCGGTGAGCCTTTACGGGAGAGGATCATGCAACTATGCGCGGAGGATGTGCGATGATTCGCTGGGTCACCATCGGCAAATTTGCCGAGCTAAGCGGGTATAGCGAGAAAGCCATTCGTAAGAAAATAGAGGATCGGATATGGCCCGAGGGCGAGGTGTGGGCACGCGCCCCCGATCACCGCATCCTCGTCAGTCTTGAGGGGTATAACTCATGGGTCGAGAAGGAAGGGGTGTTAAGGCCGCCACAGCCACGAGCATCCAAATTCAATTCCAGTACAACGGCAAAACCTGCCGCGAGCGCATCCCCCTGCCGCCTACAGCCGCTAACCTGAAACGGGCTGAGCAGCACCGCGCCGCGATCTTGTACGAGATTTCGCGCGGCACCTTCGATTACGCCCAGGTCTTTCCCAACTCCAAGAACGCCATCAAGCGCGCCCCCACCAAAGGGGGCGCCACGCTGGTCGCCCGCTACCTCGAAACGTGGTTCGAAGCGCGCAAGGTTACGCTGTCGGCAAGCTCCGCGCGGGAGTGGCGCGGCACCATCTACAACCGCCTGATCCCGCAGTTCGGCAAGTCGGTGTTGGATGCGCTCTCGCGGCGCGAGATCAAGCAGTGGCTCGTGTCCCTGGACGAAGGGCGCAAGAAACCGTTGTCGAACAAGCGGCTCGCGAATATCCAGACGGTGCTGCGCTCGGCGCTCGATGACGCCGTGGAGGATGGGTATCTAGCCGCCAACATCATGGCCGGCTACACCTACAGCCGCGAGCTGCCGGGCTATGACGAGGAAGCGGACGAGAATGAAGTCGACCCGTTCGCCATCGACGAGCAAGCCTTAATTCTTCAAGCGTGTCGCAGCGAGCAGTTTCGCAACCTGATTCAGTTCGCCCTGTGGACCGGCTTACGCACATCCGAGTTGATCGCGTTGAACTGGCGTGATGTCGACTGGCAGCGCAGCACGATTCGCGTGCGCAAGGCGATGACACGCGCGGCCAGGGGCAACGCCGAGAAACCAAAAACGTCAGCGGGGCGGCGCGACGTGAAACTGCTGCCCCCCGCACTCGCAGCGCTGAACCAGCAAAAGGCGTTCACGCAACTCAAGGGCGAGGAAATTTTCCAGAACCCGAACATGGGCGGGCGACTGCCTGAGCCCCGCCGCTGGCGTGGCGACAATGAAATCTGGCGCATCTGGCAGACGACGATCCGCAATGCCAAGATCCGCTACCGCAACCCCTACCAGACGCGGCATACCTACGCCTCGATGATGCTGTCGGCCGGCGAGCATCCGATGTGGGTAGCCAAGCAAATGGGCCACGCCGACTGGACGATGATCGCCCGCGTCTACGGCCACTGGATGCCGGACGCCGACCTATCGGCAGGTACGCGCGCGGTAGAGAAGTTTGCCCCCCACGTCGCCCCGGCCGCCAGCGGGGCAAAAGTATGAATGGACGTTTTTTGGCTACTATGCCCTGAAAGCCTTATGCAGCAAGGATGTGTGCGGGTTCGAGTCCCGCTCCTCGCACCACTAAGTCATTGATTTTAAAGCGTTTTATTTGTCTGAACATCCATTAGTTGCCATTCTTTTCCCCCTGATTTCCCACCGTAATGGACGTTTTTTGGATGTTTTGCACCGGGATAGTTACACTTAGGTCTGATGAAACGTGGATCGGCCCATGAACGATAAAATGAAATATGTGTGTACCGCCAACGGCTACACCGATTACCGCGAGTTCCCGAACGGGCGCGACGCCTGCATTGCCCCCTTCGTCTTCACGCACGCGATCCTCGCTGACCTGTCGTATTGGGGCTATGGTGATCGCTGGTGTTTCCACAACTACGCCGCGGCGAAGGCCGCGCTCAATGCGTGGGATGGGGAAGGGGAGCCGACCGGCTGGCATCGCCACCCGGATAGCGGCCGACGCCGTAAAGGGGGCGACCCGGCTTACGAGGAGGTACGGCCATGAACGAAAGACCCATGCCCGACGATCTTGCGCCCACCGTCAACCGACTGATCGAAGCCATTGCGACGCGGCTCGACGAAGGTAAAGAGCTACCGCCGTCGTGGTTCCTGATTCATCGCGAGCTGCGTACAGTGCTACCGCTTGTGATCCCGTTCAATAGTGCCCAGGAAAAATACGCTGCCGCCGACAAGGTGCGGGCCATGGCGTACAAAATGCAATGCGACTGCGTGATCTTCGTCTGCGAAGGGTGGGGGCTCGCCCACGCTTCACCTGAACGCTACGAACAGATCCTGGCGTCAGGCGGCCAAATCCGCGATCAACCCGATGCGGTCGATGTCATCCTACTCAACATCGAAACCCACGACAGCCTGTGGATGGCCCAGCCTAAAGTGACCGTGAGGGGCAAGCGCCGCCTGCTCGGGCCGATCGAGTACATGGCCGGTCCCGAGCTGCATGCGCTCGGCGCTATGCAGCACTACCTGCCGCCGAAGCCGGGCACGACCGTGCAGTGATAGCGCTATAATAGTTACATTCGGGAGGGGGTGATGGACGAACCGAAAGACTTGGTGCTGGAACAGCTGCGCGCAATGCGAAGCGAGTTCGCCGTGTTCCGCGCGGAAAATCACACTGAATTTCAGCAGGTCAAGGCCCGTTTGACGGCGATCGAAAGGCAGCTCAACAACTTGGGCGAAGCGGTCGCGGCCCAGTGGGAGAGCGTCGACAACCACGCCGAACGGCTGTACAGGCTGGAGCACCCCACGCCATGATCCAGGAGAACCCATGATGGCCACGATGATCGACACGCACCGGCTCGTCAAGCGGTTGGCCGGCAAGGGACGCTTTACCGAAGAAGAAGCCGCCGAGTTCGCCGACGCACTGAATGAAGCGTTGGCCGATAGCATCATCACCAAAAGCGATCTCGCGGCCGCAGTCGCCGAGATGAAGCACTACAGTGTCGTCACCACGCTCACCATCGTGCTCGGCATCGGCATCGTACAGACCGGCGTGATCGGCGGCCTGCTGCTCAAACTAATCCACTAGCGGCAATGCCTTACGGTGCAGCCGAGGTATTGGCCGTCACCGCGGCAGCCAACGCCGTCGTACTGGCCGTGAGCTGGTCGGTCAACGCCTGGATGGCGGGGTCCGGGGTGGCCGAGGCGGCGAGCGCCGCCTGCAGCTGCGCGGCAATACCCTGAATCAGCGTAACGGCCGAAGCCTCGGCAGTGGTCGTGGCAGCGACTTCGGCTTGCAAATCGGTCAGTGCAGTCATGATGGTTTCCAGTCGGTGAATGATCGCGCCCAGTAAGTCAAATATTGCATCGAGTCGGGCGCACTCCCGATGCCGAAAAAAAGATTCCAGTGTCATGCGGTCTCCTTCATGGACTGACCGAGCTACTAGTGATCGTGCCAACGGGTGCGGTGACGACCGGCTGCGCCAACGCTTGCGTAAAAGCCGTGGCCATCTGTTCGCTTTTCGTATCACTGCCGCGCGACGACCCGAAAAAGAAGCTCACCACCTGCGCGGCATTCGCACCTACCGAACCGATCACGGTGCCGACGAAGCCCGCCACCATGCCAACCACAGCCACGTTCGCCACCGGCAGGCTGCCAGTAAGCAATGAATACGCGCCGTAGAGTGCCGCCCCCATGATCGCCGCGAAGGTAGCGAGGATCACCACCCCCATCCAGAATACCCGGGCATTAGCGGCGTTCGTGTGTCGCGCGTCGGCCGTGTCGCTCACGTAGGTCTGCGTCTCCGCGAGCGCGAGCGCCGCAATCGCTTCCTTATCTTTGAAGCCGGCTTCCGCCATCCTCGCCGCATAATCCTGGTCGGCTTTACGCACGGTGGCGAGTTGTTCGGGCGTGGCGCCCTGCAATGCCGTCGCAACCGCGTTCTGTCGGTCGTCCATCGCGGCGTTCGGTGCGGGCGTGAGACCAAACACCGCCTCAAGCGCCGCGACCGCGCCCCCAAGCAGCGGCGTGCCGACGGCCGTCGCAATCATCGGCGCGACGTTTTTGAGCAAATTCCCGATATCGGCCCAGGCCATGCCATTCTCCTACCACTTGCGGATCATGCTGACGATGGCGAGGATGCTGTAGATCAATGCGCCCGCCGCAATCAAATACCCCCACCCGGAATTGAACCCCGCCGCCTTGCCGCTATGCAGGTCACGCGACATGCGCAGATCATCGAGCCGTTCGGTAAAGCTTTTACTGCTTGCATCAATCTTTTCCATGATCGCGGTCGTCACCCGGTCGAACTCCGCGCGGGGCAAAAATGTGCTGGCCTGATCCGACAATTGTGCGCGAAATTCGTTGACTGCATCGAAGCGTTTTTCCGAGGCAATTTCGGATTTACTGACCGCGCGTTCGGCAGCGATCAGCGCGGCTGCGATAGCTTTTTCCTGCGCGACAAAGGCGGCGGCAACCGCATCCTTTGTCGCATTCAATGCGGTGACCGTCGCCTTTTCAGAGGCTTCCCAGCGCTGCTGGTAGGTCCGATCGCGCTCGTCGATAATCACCTTTAATTCGTTCAAGTCCATGCTACTCATCCGCTACTCATCCGCTACTCATCCGCTACTCATCCGCTACTCATCGCGATCTGGAATAGCCGGTTAAACCAACCATTGCCGTCGTGGGCGAAGTTGGGCGAGTCCATGTAACGCCGCGCGCGGATCGTCATGAAGTGCGCCATGTCCCACGCTTTCATCTTCGCCGCCGCCGCCAGCGTCTGCGGTCCTACGTTGCCATCGACGACCACGCCGAGAGAAGTCTGCAGCAGTTTGCGCGCGGTGCCTTGGCCCTGGTTGACCGCGCAATCGAACACGAACAGCGCGAGCGGCCACGGCAGCGCGTCGGCATTGACCGCATGCCAGTAATCCACTTGATAGAGCGCTTGCGCGCCGGCAAGCGTGAGGTTGGCGATATCGATGCTCGGATAGGCCGCTGCGGAGATGCCGTACTTGGTGCCTTTCATGCCGCCGCGGCCACGCGCGCCCCCCGTCCAGTTGCCCGGATCGGCCGGGTCATCCGAATAGCCCGCTTCAATACCGACAACAATGGCGAATGCCCGCGGGAAGTAGTCCATCATGCCCTCTGCGTTTTAGCCCCACGCCTCAAGTCTTGCATCGCTTCACCCGAAAATACGCTTGAGCCCGCCCGCTACCCCGAGCCCATACACCACCCCCAGCACGGCTACCCGCAGTGCCCACGTACCGAACAGCGCCAACACGCCGCTGCCAATATTAGCTCTCAGTCGCGCCAAAGCCCGATCCTCCAGTGCGTCCACCAACGCGTCCACATCGTTTGCCGTCAGTGCGCGCGCACTGCGTTCCGTCAACATGATTCACCCCCGACCCGCTCACCCAACAGCCTGTGTAATTCGGTAATTAGTTCGGACTCCTAACTAAATCCGTACCCGTAGTCTAATCAAATTACCGACCCATAACTGTCAGCCGCTGCCGTACTTCGCGTCGGAAATGACTTACATTGTGTTACATGCTACGCATTGACATACACTTCCTCGTCTAGGATCGCCAACAATGCCTCGGAGGCTTGACCCATCACGGTACGGGTAACGGGGGACTGCGTAACGAGCGAGCCCAACCCGCGTAGCCTCGCGGTGCACTCGGGCGGGTAGGCCGTGGCGAATACCTCAACGGCGCGCACGATCACGAAGGCCGTGCCAGCGCCGGGCGCAAGCGTGCCGGCAAAAGTGAACCCCACCGCGCCCGTCGCATCCATGCCCGACAGCGCCAAGGCCGGCGCCGCACCCAGCGACCCCACGGCATCGAGCGCGGCAACCCCGGCCATAAACTGCTGGAATGCCGGCGACAACGTGCCTGAATCAAGCACGCAAAGCGTACCCGTGACACTCGGCAGGTTGTCGGCCGCCGCCGCCGCCACATCGCCCGCCATACCCACCCCAGCAAGCGCCAGGGCGAAGCTCGACGCAAGCCCGCCCGCCACGCCTATCGCGGCATGGCCGAGCATGTCGGCCTGTCCACTGATCGTGTCGCTGTAGGCTAGATTGCTCGCCGCGCCAGCGCTCTCGACCCCAGCAAGCGCCAGCGTGAGCTGCCCCTGCACCTCGCCCGCGGTGAGTGCGCTTGCGACGCCGGTCAGCAGCGTGCGACATGCAACCGCACCGGCCGCTGCGCTTAATTGCACCCCTGTCAGGGTAAGTCCGTCCGCGAGACTCGCATCGCCTGCTGCGCCGGTCGATTCAACCGCTGCCAGCGCCAGCCCCAATTCGACGTCGACGGCGCCCACCGCACCGGACGATTCAACACCCGTCAGCGCCACCGTGCCACCTTGCGCCGGACTGGTGTCGCCCACCGCACCGCTTGCCGCAACCCCGCCAAGCGCTTGTGTCGAGGCAAGATCCCCCACCGCCGAGAGGCTTTGCGCGCCTGTCAGCGCCACACTCGCCGCGGCGCTCGTACTGCCTACGCCGCTCGTGCTGCCCGCACCCGTCAGCGCCACACTCGCCGTGGCGCTCGTACTGCCTACGCCGCTTGTACTGCTCGCACCTGCCAGCACCACACTTACCGTGACGCTCATACTGCCTACGCCACGCGTGCTGCTCACCCCCGTTAGCGCCGCGGCACCCGACGACGCCGTGCTGATCCCCCCCACCGCGCCCGCCGCAGCGACTCCGGTAAGCGGCAGCGCGATACGAACCCCTAACGCGGTGTAATAGGCGTGGGCGAAATTAGCCGCAGTCGCGCTGGGCGGCGTATAGCCGCTAGGTGTAAAAAACAGATGCGCGCTGTGCGCCCCCGGAGGGACATACGCGGTGCCTAGCGTTTTCCCCGTTGCGCTCGCACTCGTCAGCGCAAGAACGACGTTCCCCCCCGACAGCGCAGCGATCGGCGTGCTGGAAATCGGGGCGAAGCCCAGCGACATGACTGCTCCTTACGTGACCGTGGCGTAGGCGTTCGCGAAGTTGTCGTACAGTCCGCCGAGCACGTATTGCAAATCGCTGTCCGGCACGTTCGAGCCACGCAGCGCGGGGTTGCTGTTAATCTCGCTTTGTAGCGTCGCGTTATAGGCGATGGCCCCGGCCGCCAGCGCCTTGGTGTTGATCGACGCTCGGAAGTGCAGCTGCGCAAAATGCAGCCGGTTCGCATGATTCGCGGTCGTGGGGTCTTCATTGGCCACGTTGATGCACAACGTCATCAGGATGAACGCGACCCGCGCGGCGAAGGCGTCGTCTCGCGCGGCGGCGATATAGTTTAGAACTGCCATACCTGACCTCCAAAGATGCCGTCAGATGACGGGTTAAGTTCGGCCGCCGACAAGGGCGCAGGCGCAGGCGTATTGCCGGCTGCGAGCCATGCCAAAAACGCCACATAGTCGCGATTAACCATATCAGGCGGAAATTGCGCCCCATCCGACATACGCAGGACATCACCATTTTTAAGCATTGCGTACATGAGCGGCCTCAAATTTCACAATCGAGTTGAAAGAACCCAGCGTTGGCATAGATCAGCCCCGCTTGCCCCGTTGTCCACGCCGCCCCGCTACAGGTCAATTGATACCCCGTTACCTGCGTACCGCCCCACGTCAGTGCCTGCGACGAGCCATTCACGGCCGAAGTCGCGCTGGAGCCAACCATATTGGATGTCAGCAGCGTGGGTGACTTCGTGCGCATGGCAACTGGGAAATTGATAGTCGCCAAAATCACCGCGGCACTGGTTATCATTCCCGTGGCGACCATCTCAAGTCCAGACCCCGATCCAATGCGCAGTAAATACCGCTGGCACAATGCAAGATCCTGCGTGTACGGCAACCGGGTAAATGGCGTCGCCACCACGCCAGGCTCAAGCTGGATCTCCGCAGCCGCAATAAAGTTAGCCGCCGTCGCCCCCCAATTGGTCGCGCCGCTCGCGGTAAAATACAGCCCGGACTGCCACGCGTTAAGGGCAGGCGCCTGAAACGTGCCGGTATTCAACGCGCCGATCCGCGCGATCAATCCTGACCCAGTGTTATTCGGCACACTGAGTGATGTCGGCAGCGAGGTAATCGGAATCACCACCTTGACCGGCGTGTTGGCGGTCGCGTTAAAGGTCGTGGTGTACGAATTTCCACCACCCCCGTCTTGAAGACTTACACTATATATACCGGTGACATTGGTGTTAAAAAGGAACGACAGTACGACGGGCTGTCCGACCAAATCGAAACAATTGACACCTTCGACAATTTGATTGATTCCTTCCCAGGCATTAGTGCTGGCCCTACTGGCAATCGCCGTATTGACCGTCTGCACTACCGCATTGCGCGCAACGCCTCCATAGGTAATCGTCCCCCAGCTTTGAGTAAACTGCCCCCCCGCGGACGCGTCCAGGACTGCGCGGAATCTATCCGGCCCGCCAAATAGAACCCCCGACGTTGAAACCGCCACCGATGAACCGCGCTGCGCCACATTGCACGCACCATTAATGATGCGGTTACATCCGCTCAGCGCGCCGATTTGCGCCGCGGGTAGATCGACCCATAGCTGCTTGGTGCCAGCCGAAAAGCTGACCGCAGCGCCCGTGGATGAAGCCAACAGCACCGTGCGCGCGAGCGTATTGCCCGAGGCAGTGTAGGTGCCGATGCCGATCTCCCAGTCGCCGGTCGGATTGCCATTCGTGTCGACTGCCTGCGCGGTATAGCAGCACGTGTCCTGATTGGCCAGCACCGCACTGAACGCACGAAACCCGCCAATCGCCCCCGCCAGCGCAAACGCGCCTGTGCCCGTCGTCGTGGTGGTCTCTTTCACGCGATCCGCAATTTGCATCACCATCGTCCGCTCCTTTTAGGCCGGCACGATTTGATCGAAAACCAGCGCTTGCCCCACGCTCGGGTCGAACGCAAGCACGTACACGTCGGCCCAATTCGCCCCGCACTGGATCGCGTAGTTGCCGCTGCCATCCGTCGTCGCCTGCCCGATGTATTCACCGGTTACCTTCGCGTAAGCCCGCACGAGCAAGCCCGCGGTTGCGACGCCGTTGACCGTCACGGTACCCGATACCGTCTTCGGCCCAGGCGTCGGGGCGTGACCCAGCTGCACCGAGCCCCCCGCGCTCGCCACACCTTGACTTGTCGCGGGCGATAGCGCTTTGAACTGCTGCGCCGTTCCGGCACCGGCGTTGACGGGAAAGGTGCGCGCTTCACTCACGCCCCACGAGACCTGCCCACGCGCATACGCGGCCACCGTCCACGCCGCGCCGTCATCGCTATAATCGAACGTCCACGTTTGCGGCCCATACGTCGCGGCGAGCGTCGCCGAGGCCGTCACGACATATTCGACGATCGCTTTCGCGCTACCAAATTGATAGCTGATCGTGCTGGGCGTCGCGGTGGTCTGACAGTCTGTGCTGGTCAAGTTGCCGTCGAACGCATTCGCCGCCGGAAAACTGCCATTGATGTTCGTGCCGCCCGCCGTGCCGCCCGTGCAGACGTCCGCGCCCCCGACGCTCGTATGCATCGCCAGTTCGCAAATCGCTGGGTTATTGCCGTTGTTCGGCGTCGCGAAGTTAAGGCGCCAGTAGACGTGGGCCGCCATGGCATCAACTCCACGTGTTGCTGGTTTCGACGACGATCTGGCCTAACAAGCCGCTACCGGCCACATTACTGTTGCGCATATTGAGCGCGAGAAATGACTTGCCCGCCATATTGCCCGTGCCCGTAAACGTATCGCCATGCCCGCACGGCTGAAAATGCAGGGGACACCAAAGCCCTTTCAGATAGCCCCGCACATTGCCTTGATGGCCGATCCAGAGGGGCGATAATTCCAGCGCGCCATCGGGACCATTCGGGTAAGCACACAGTGAAATGCTCGACCCGGTGTTATTGCCCCCTGTGCCGGAACTCAGGCCCGCAAGCAGTGAGGCAAACTTTGAAAAGGGCAGCGAGCCCCCCACGCCCGTCCAGTGCCGATCAACATAATGGCCTGTGGGCCACGCGGTCGAAATAAGCGCATTGGCACTGCTATTAATAACCTGCAACCATTCATCCACATCACTCGACGAATTTTCGGCTTTGCGCCCGACAATGGCCGTGTTGTAAATATCCCCCGATTTGTAGCTGAAAAAGTCGCCAAACATAAAACCGCACGAATAAGCCGGACCGGTAAAGTCGCCGGTATCGACGAACAGATAAAAACAGGTCGCGTCGGCAATGCAATACCAGGGGCGCGCGGTCGCGTCGGCGGTATTCGACTTGCGGCAGATATCACCAAAGGACGATTGCGCGCTGGTGGGAAATGCCTGGGTGCCCGTTGCAAGCGCTGACATGGTTTCATAGCCGCGCATGCGTGCTTCCTTCGCGGTCGTGGGTGCCGAGTCATCCACGTCGAGGTAATAACCGTTCGAACCGGTGCCCTGCTTGTAGTCGCGCTTGTTCGTGGCCGTGTACGCAATCGTCCACCCAGCCGCAGCTTGCGAGCCATAGCCGTTGACGAGGCAGGCATCGAGCAGCGCGACCAGCGAACCGACCGCGCCGGTCAGGCTCGGCGCCGACGTGTCGGTCGAGCGATAGAAAGTCACTGCCATGCCGAACCTCCGTTACGCCAACCGCAGCAGCGCATTGCTCGCGTCATTCGTCGGCATCGTCAGCGTGAGCGTGCCCGCGGTGATCGTCTGTGCCCCGAACGTATGGACCGACACGGCGTTCTTGCTCGCCGCCGTATTGTTGTAAACCATCACGCAATCGAACGCCGTCGCGAGCGTCACCCCCGTGTAGACGATGCTGGCCGAGGGCGTCACATAGGCCGTGGTGCCACTCGTGGTCGGCGCCGTGCCAAACGTCACGGCCACGCCGCCTGCCGTATAGCCGGTGCCCGACACCTCACCCGTGGCCGAATAGGCCGTGCTCGCGGCCCCCATGGATTGATTCGTCAAATACAGCGCGGCCTTGAACGAATCCGCCGCGGTCGAGCCCCGCACCACCGACGTACCAAACGCATGCAAGCCGTTCAGCAAATCCTGTTTGAAACTCGTGCACATCGCTTGAGCGTTAGCAGCCATTTAGGACTCCTAAGTAATCCGGTCAAAAAATCAGCCGATCTCGGCTGCCATGCCCTCGCCAAAAATCGCCCTCTTGAGATGCACATGCGCGCTACGATGCACCATCGCGCCGGTCGACTTCAAGTGATACTGCACCCAGCCGACAATCTCGTTATCGCTCTCGTAACCGCCTTTGAGCTTATGCAACGCGCGCTCATCCATCTCAGTCGCTACACCATCGACATAAACCGGGACCATTGCCATCTTGACCTCACTTCGCCATTTTCTTCGGTGCAGCCACCATACCAAGATTGCTACGCTTGTCACCCTTACGCGCCTCGGATAACGCGATCGCGACCGCCTGCTTTTGCGGCCGCCCGGCTTTCATCTCGGTCTTGATATTCTGACTGAGCGCCGCGCGCGACTTACCTTGAGCGAGTGGCATCGCCGACTCCTTATTCAATCGCGAATGTACCGGTCATCAGCTGCGTAATCGCACCGCTCTGATCGGTCACATCGAAGCGAAAATAACCCAGCTGCCATGCCAGCCCCGCCGTCTGCAACACCGGCGTGAGCGTCATCGCCACCGGATCGATCAGCACGCCGCCATTACTGGAAAGCAGCATCGCAAGCGGCGTATCGTTCTCGTCAGGCGTGCCCCAAATCGTCATCTTGGCCGACACGCCAATCAGATCCGCGGGGCGCTGATAGACCAGAAAGCCGCCCGACGTGTAGGCCAAATACTCGGCCGAGCTAATCTGATTAAGCTGCACGGTGTCCACGTCGACGACCGTACCTTTGGTCCAGTCACTGCCTTGCGGCGGATAACGCGCGGCGTTGATCCGGACCATGCCTTGCGCGGCCACCACGGCACACGGCCAACCATCGGGCATACCGTGATTTACCGCCGTCACCACCGCGGGCGCGGCCTGCGTGATCGCCGTAACCGGCGTACTCACGAGCGTATCGAGCGCCCAGCGAATCGTCGGCCGGAACGTCTCGCCGGCTGCCACACAAAAGTCCTGGTTGAAATTGCAGCTCATGGCGCGGCCCTCGGTTATTGCCCTGCCGGCATCGCGGCGTAGCCCAAATCACGACGAATCCGCGGAATATCGCGCCGGCCGGCCGCAATGCCGGTCCCCGTCGCCGCGCCGATCGCCTGCTCGATCGCATGGCGCCGAAACACTTCACCCAAATTACGCATCGGCGACCACGGGTTTTCCAGATTGAAGGCTTTCACATCCGAAAGCGCATTTTGCGTCGCAGCTGGGTCGCCCTGCGCGCGCAAGAGCCGCTGGCCCAATACCTCGCGGCGCGACTCCAGCTGCTGGTCGGTCGCCGAGAGTTCAGCCTGCGCTTCATCATGGGTTGCCTTCGCTCCCGTGCGAAACCCCAGGCCCTGCAGCAAGACATCCCAGCCCCCCGCCTTATCGAACGGCGCCGGCAGCGACAATCCCTTGCTGTTGGTATAGCCGCCCGGGCCCAGCGCACCGGTCAGCTCGGCCACCTTGTAAGCCGGTTTCAGCCCCGAGGGCAACATCTGCTCGATACCCTTGATGTAATTACCGTCATAGATCTTGCTCGCCCCGAGCGCGATGTCAATCCCGGCATTTAGCGCCGGGCCGAGCAGCTGCTGCGATTGCGCTTCGATCCGATCCTGCCACTTCTGCCGCGAAGCCAAAAACTCGGAAAACGGCAGCAAGTCCTGCAGCCCGAACGTGCTCGTATCCATGTTGATCGTGTGGCCCACACCGTTCGCGATAATGTCGCCGGCCGTACCGCCAAAGGTGTTATTCAGGAAGTTGCGTACGTCGCCGCGCACGTCGTTCGGATCGTTCGGATTCGTCAGCGCCCGCGTCTGGTTATACAGCCCCGCGAACGCAGTGGCAAAGGGCAGGCCCATCACCCCCGAGATCATCGCCGTGGTCGCCAGCAAGCCCCCAAATTCCTTTTGCGCCTGGGCTTTGCGCACGCCCAGCTGCTCGGCTGACTCGCCCGGCAACGGCTTAGCAAAAAAACCATCTTGCACCGTGCGCGCGATCTGCTGCATCGTCTGCAATCGATAGTTCATGAACGCCGACATCAGCGGCGTCACCTTGCCCGCCATGCCGAACTTGCTCGTCGCGCGCGCCGTATTCTCCGGGTCGAAATTGTCCATCACGTTATTGACGGTTTCCATCGCGAAGTCGGTGGCCGCCTGCGGTGCCATGCCCCGCTCGCGCATCGCCATCCGAAAAGCCGCCAGCCCGGTAATCATCCGATTCGTCATCTCGGAGTACTGCGCCACGGCCGACGCCACGCGCGTCACGTCACGCTGCCACTGGGGCGCGCCGGTCATCAGTTGCTGCAGCTGCTGCGCGTTACCCAACTCGAACACGCCGCGATCGTGCATCTCCTGCATAAAGGCCGTATCGGCGGGCGGCAAGCCGAGATCCTTGAACCGCAAGCCAGTATTCATCGCGCCGCGCACGCCGCCTTCTTGCCATCCCGCCGCGATCGATTGCTGGATCAGCTTGATCGCCGTACCCGTGGCCCCGGCCAGCTCACGCGCGGAGCGCACCGCACCGAACCGCGCAGCCAACAGCGGCAGCCCACGATGCCAAGGCTGCGCCATCGTGCGAATCAGAAAAGCCGGGGAGAGCGCCAGATAAAAACTGTTGCCCAACGAGTTGACCAAATTGACATGCGCATTATCGAACGGTGTCATGCCATTGGCGTAGCGCTGGTTAATCTCGTCCGCCACCCGCTGCGCCCGCTCGGCCGAGTCCTGCATCGCGCCGCCCCGATTCATGGCCGTCGCCGAATCTTTCATGCCCTTGAGCGCGGCGGCAAACTGCCGGTTCGTGTAGAGATTCGAGATCTCCTGCACCGCACCGGACGAGCGCCGTGCGAAGTTGCCGACAAAATCGGCATCATATCCCGGCACCCCGCGCCGCTGCATCGAGGCACTACGCGCACTCGTCTCCGGCAGCATCGAGAGCAGCGAGCGCGTGAGCGTCTGCTTCATCTGGAATGCCTGATCGGGCGTCAGCGAAGAATCAAGCTCGACGCCTTCGTGCAGCGCCTGTTCCAGCTGCCGCAGGGCAGGGGAGACGCCGGACGCACTGAGCGTCGCCTTATTTTCAAGCCGCCCCGGCGCGGACTTCCCCACATCAAGCGCATCGCCCCCCGCGGCCACCAGCTTGCGAAACAGCCCCGCCGCCTGATCACTTGAGCGCACCCGGAAAAACGCGTGATCCTGACCGGCAAGATTGCCCAACACCTTGTTCGAGCCTTTCAGCGCCGCTTGCAACTTGGCCTGCGTCTGCGCATCGACCTTGCCCTTGAACGCGATATTGACGAAGTAATCGCCATCGCGCCCCAAGCTGAAATACGGGTTGCGCACCTGCGGCGCGTACGCGCCTTCCAAGGTCGCGAGCTGCGCACGCAAGGCATTACCCTCCGGCAGCTGCTCGCGTGCGGCCTTGAACGCCGCACTCAAGCGCGACGCCAGCTGATAACTCGCGCCATCCAGATGTGCATACGCATCGCCATTGCGTACCGTCTTCAAGTCTGCGCCCAGCATGTCGAGCCCGCGCAAATGCTGATTCACGAACGCCGCCTCGGTGCGCGCGCCCGCCAACTGATTTTCCAAGCGCGCCCGACTCGCATCATTGGGCGGCAACCGCGCCAGTTCCGCTTCGAGTCGCGGCACGATACCCGTGCGCGCGCCCATCAAATTGCTGCCCAGCACCGCCGTCGTCTGCACCAGCTGCTTGCGGTAATGCTGCTCACCTTCCACGAGCAGCTGCGCGAGCTTGGGCTGCGCCTTCGCCAGCTGCGTGTATTGCCGATGGATCTCGTCGACCCACGACTTGCTTGACGCGTCCAGCGCGCGGCCCGCCTTGACGTTACCAGCAAAATTCTGGCGATAATCGAACCCGCCAATCGATGCCTCGCCACCGACCGTCATCATTTGATTACGCAGGCCCTTGTAATCGTTCGTCACGCGCAAGGCCGAATCGACCCGATCGACATACTTGCCCAACGGATCGGCAATGCTGCGCGCCGCAATACGCCGATCATCGCGCGCCCGCCGATATGCATCGAGCATCTTGGCAAAGCCCGAGCGCACCATATCCGCATTGCCACGCACTTGATGCGCAATGAAGTCAACCGTCTTCCACTGGAGCATGCGCCCGAACACGTCCCGGCCGACCGCCTGCATCGGCACCTTACTGCCCCATTCATCGGCACGCTTCGCCAACGGTTCGAGCGTCGCATCGAGCGCCCGCGCCGCCCCCTGCGGCGACGCCTCAAAGTCCCGGCTTTGCTTCGCCGCGTCGAGCATCACGTTCGAGGCGTCCATGGCTTTTTCCAACGCATTACGCGCATCGACATGCAAGCCCAGGAAACGCCGTACCGCATCGACCGCCCGCGTCCACAACGAAGCGCGCTGGCCACCCGCCGTCAAGCCTTTGAGAAAGTCCTGAAAACTCGGGTTGCTCATCAGCTCGGCGGCGAACTCATGCGCGTTTTTCAGCCCGTACTGCTGATCGGCCGAGGTGTGCTCCAGCGCGCCTTGGCGAATGGCTTCCCAATCGCGCAGCGCCTGTTTCATCTGCGCCTCGCGCTGACTCCCCGGCTGATCGATCAACCGAGCTTGCTCGATGGTATGAAAGAGCCCGGCGTGCGTTGCCTCGTGCAGAACCGTCGCTTCGGATTCATGCCCTTGATTGATCTCGATGCGATCGCGCTGCGGACTATACTGGCCGGAAGTCTTCGCATCGAAAACAGCCGAGTGCAGCGTCGTATCCAAGCCCAGGGCGTTCAAGCGCGCCGCCACCGCCTGTACGCCCGGGGTCGAGCCATGCTCCGAAAGATGCGCGAGCGTGTCGCTCAGCTTGCCGCCTTGCGCAACCCGCGCTTGCAGCGGCGTATTCGCTTCGGCCGGGCCTTGTTTTTCCAACGGCTTGAGATATGGACGCTCGGCCAGCGCCACGTAGTCGTGCATGTCGCGCCACCAGTCCGCACCGTTCGACGTGGTCTCGCCCTTGGCAATCTTGCTCAGCGAATTGCGATAATCGAGCGCATCCTGATAGCGCTGCCGCTCCAGCTCGGGCATGGCCTCGATACGCTCGCCGTTATGGTCCCGCGTATGAAAATCGGCCAGCACCGCATTCAGCCGATCGACCAGCGCGCCCGCACGCTGCTTCGGTGTCAGCGCGGTATTGGCCGGCAACGCTTCCTGCGCGCGCGCTGAGGCGGCCGGCTGTTCGGCCGTGGCAGGCGCCGGCGTCTCGATATTCTTGCCCAACGTCTCGGCCTGGGGCGGCGGCGCGCCGCCTTCGGTCACAAGCTTTTCTTTCCCTGCGGACTCGCCCTTGAGGACGGCTTGCACTTTAGGCTGCCCGTCAAGTGCCGCCACCTTCGCCTCAGTCTTCGGTACGTCGGCTTGCCAACGCTCGGCGAGGCTTTTCATCATCGTCTGCACGTCCACCGCCATCTTGCCAGCCTCGGCCGCCCGCACGAGCGCGTCAATTTGCTCCGGGTGCGAGCCCAGCTTGTCGAGCCCAAGATTTTCCACGCGCTTGTCAAACGCGCGCATGGTCGCGTCGCTCGCCCCCTCAGCGGCCTGTTTGACGCTATCCGCATCGCGCGTGATCTCGTCCAGCGCTTTCGGCGCATTGACATCCGGCTGAATCGTGCCCGCTTCGGCCGCGGCAGCTTCGGCCTCGCCCCTTGCCCGATGGGCAATCGCACCGGTCTCATGTTCGCGCAGCACGTCATAGGCCGCATACGCGGCGTCCACCTGCTTTTGATGCAGGGCCGTTTGCATCGCATCGGCCAGTTGCGTATTCAGCCGCGCGGGGGCGGGCATGGGCTGCTCGGCTTGACGATTCAATGCCGGCGCGGGCGCCGCGGCGCGCTCGGCAACCAACTGCTGATACCGATCGGCGTCCTGCCGCATGAGCGATTCATGCGTCGCAGGATCGGCCAAATACGCCTTGTACGCCTTCGCCAGCTCCTGGCCTTTCAACCCCTGCGCCTCACCAAACGCGGCCCGCGTAGCGGGCTGTGCCGGCTCGACACCGGCCTCGGCGAGCGCATCCTTGACTTGCCCATGCAGCGCCTGCACATCCTGCGCATGCGCGTCGAGCGTCTTCACATCCGCCGCTGGGGGCGTTTCCAGTCCGATCATCTTGGCCCACGCCGCGGGGCGCTCGCCTTCCGGCAGCCCCGTGATGAACTCATGCGCCGTGCGGATATCGTTCGACGATGAGCCGTCGGGGAAAGCAAACGCTTGCCCAACCGGCGCGTGATACAGCGCACCCGCGCCGTCGGCGACGACATTGCCGCCCTGGGCAGGTTCATGCGTGAGCTGCGGCGTAGCCGGCGCGGCAACCGGCGCTTGCGGGGCAGTAGGGTAGCGCGCCCCTTCAACCGGATACGGCGCCGGCTCAAACCCGAAAATCTGCGCGCGTACCGCATCCCGTTGCTCAGGCGGCAAACTCTCGATGTGCGCCTGCACCACATTAATATCACTCGTCACCGAGCCATCGGGCATCGTCCACTGCGCCCCCGACGGCTCGGGCGAAATGCGCGCCATCGGTGCCGGCAAGCGCGGCACCTGTCCGGCTTCGGCCAACGGACTAACCGGCGGGGCAATCGCGCCCGGCTCGAACAGGGTCGGATTGACCGGCATGCCCATCTTGGCATCGATCGCCGTTTGCGCATTGGCCCGAAACGCCGCCGCTTTTTGCGGATCGACGCGCGCGAGCGCCGCCGTGTACTGTTCGGCCAGCTGCTGCCGAATCTCGGGCGACGTCGCGGCATCGGCCAAGGTATCGGTACGCGCTTTCGCCGAACGCACCCCAAGCGCGCGACCGGCCAGCCCGAGCGGCGTCATCAACGCCGTCATGCCCAGCGCCGGGCCAATCTGCTGCGCCATCGCCTCCCAGGGACTCGTCTCGTCAACCCCGTAATGCCGCTCGATCGCGGCCTGCGTGCCGGCCTGACCCACCATTGCGCCTGTCACCTCAGCCGCCGACATCGGCAGCTGTTTCAAGAGCGGCTTCACCACGCCCTCGGTGCCGGCCAGCTGCGACAACACCCCCTCAGCCTGCGCCGGCCCTTCCATCCCCAGCAGTCGACCCACCGGACCGCCCAGCGCGCCCAGCATCTTGCCGCCGACCAGCCCGGTTACGGTGTTAAACGCAAAGCTTTGCGCCGCGTTCAGGTTCGCCGCAGTGCGCGCCGCATCGGGCGCCACGCCCTTAGCCTCGGCTTTTTCGAGCGTCTGCTGCCCCGCCGAACCGCCGCCGAGCGCACCGGCCGCGACGGCGCCGATCCCTGCCGCGATTGTCTCGGGTGCGCCGACCGTACCAGCCACCAACCCCGCACCAATCGCCGGCAAGAACGTGCCGATCCCTTCGGCGCCTTGCGAAAGCGCCCGCACCACGGCGCCATGCCCCTCGGGGTGCGCCGCCAGCCACGATGCTTGACCCATGCGCTCGCCGAAGCCGCGCACTGCGCCCCCGAGATCCTGCGCCCCGACAAACTGCAAGGCTTGCCCGACTGTTTCAGGCGCCCCGGACAGCACCCCCCGCAACGCCGACGTGCCGATCTCGCCCAGCGGCGACGTGGGCTTCGCCGGCTTGAACTGTGACAAGTCAAGTTGCGGCGTCGCGCCAAACTGCGTCAAATCAAGCCCGGGAAGGGTATCGGCCATTATTGAACCGCGGCAATCTGACCGTTTTTCACGGTAACTTTTTTGCCGTTCGGCAACCCATATACCCCATCGGCTTCCTTAACCGTAGCGCCCACTTTCACCGTGGCCGGCACACCTTCTTCCTGACGCACCGCCGCCGCCCCGACCGAGCGCGGCGGCTGGGCTTGCCCATTCACCATTCCGCCCGGTAACGCGTACTCCGGCAAGTTCGGGTAATACGGCCCAAGCGGGTTGGGCGCCGCTCCCGTAGTAACCGGTGTCTGGGCAAATTCATCCCTTTTCTCACCCGTAACCATCTGCTGCTGCGCCAGCCCGCCCACGGTCGTATTCAACGCGTCCACGCCTTGGCCTTGCACTTGCCCGATGTTATTCGCCCCCATCGCGGGCATCAGCGCTGCCACCGCGTGCACCCGGCCCGCACGGTCGAACACGTTCGGCGCTTGTTGAATCCACTGCATCATCGGATTCACGACTGACGCGCCACGCGCATATTGCTCGTTAAAGGCCGCCTGATTGGTCCCGTAAGGGTCACGCAAACCCGCCGGGGTGACCATCCCGCCCGGTGCCAACGAGCCCGCTGGCGCTCCACCTGCACGACCTAGAACGTCATTCACATACGACTGCGCATCTTTGCCGTTTTTATCCTGGGTGTTCGTGATATAGGGCGTTGCGCTACCGGACGGCGCAACGTTGCCTTCGCCAGAAAAATACGCCGTCGCCACGCGCCCCAAGTCCCCACCGTAACGCTGGTAATAGTCGCCCAACATGCGGCTCGCTACCGCCGTCTTATCAGCCGCATTAGCGTACGATTCGCCCGGCTGGGCATAGCGGTTAAACGTAGCTTCCTGAATCTGCATCGGATTCTCGGGCGCTGTTTTACCCCCACTCGATTCCTGCGCCATGAAAATCGACCTAAGATCCGGCGCATTCGCGGCGACCGGTGCACCCGCGGGAAGGGGGGCTGCGGCATACGCGGGTGCCGCTGGCAAAATGCCCCCGCCGCCCCCGCCCCGATTGAAAGGATCGAAAAGCGTCCGGTCCTGGGCCGCGAACCGCCCCCACGAGCCCGGTGCGGTGTCCTCATCCGGTTCAGCCGCGGGCGCCGCCGCTTGCAGTACGGGCGGCTGGCCGCGAAACGCCATATCGGGAGCGCCCGCGGCTGCTGGGTCGGCCACTACCGCGCGATTCATGGCAGTCGTATCCAACGGCGCCGCTGGCATCCCCGCAGGCGCCGCATTCGAATCACTCGCGCGAATGTACTTATCGTAATAGGGCGTCAGACTCGACGAACTACCCCCAAACGCCTGTTCGGGAATGTAGGAAATCCCCGCCCCAAACGCATTGGGAAGCCGCAACATCGTATTGGCGGCACCCATCACCCCTCGCGCCGGCAAAGTCATGACATCGAGCGCTGCCGCCCCAAGCCTGCCCAATCCCCCCCCGAACGCGCCGACATCCCCGATTACACGGGCTCGATCCGCCGCCGCCTGCGCGGCCAAGGCCGGATCTTGCGGACTGGCCGGCATTGCGGTCGCAACCGTCGGGGGCACAACGGGCGGCGTAGCGGCAGCCGGTGGCATAGTCGCAGGCGGCTTGATTACGGCCTGGGCGGGCGAGTAAGGCAGCGCCATCGGCCAACCCATCTGCGGCATACCGACAGGCGTCGGGTATTGGTTCGGATCAGCCATGTCGGCTCCTTACACATTGCTGTAGTTGTACTGGTAGTTCGTGTTGGTGCCGACCGACGTGGTGTTGTAATTCACGTTGCTGTCCTGCGTCGCCGCACTCGTGCTCGTCTGCGTGCTGACGTTATTGCTATTGGTCGTGTTAAAACTCGACGAAATGCTGGCCGAATCGCTCACGCCGTAGCTCACGCCGTAGCTCACGTGGTCGCCGATCTGCCCCGAGAGATTCACCGCCGAGAGCGCCGCCGCCGCAATTTGCGCGGCCACTTGCGCGCCGCCCTTGATCGCCTCGACCAACAGCGTCACCTGCTCGGTCACGAGCTGCACGTTCGCCTTCGCAGCTTCGATCCGCAGATTGCTGGCGGCCACCGCAATATCCGCCTCGGACTTGACCGCGCTCATCTCTTGGGCAAACACTTGGCCGGCAGTCGCATAGGTCTTGTTAAGCGCATCGACACGCTCGACCTCGGCACCGACCTGGGTGCGGTACACCTCGGTCAACGACTTGAAGACATCGAGCGGCAAGCGCTGGCTCACATCCATCTCGATGGTCTTGGCCGCCACCAGCGCATCGACGGTCGCCTTGAAACCCGTCACTTGACTGTCATACGCCTCGGCTTCGACCTTGAACACGTTCATCTTCGAGACTTCGGCGCTCACGCGCGTCGCATACGCCTCGTACTCCGACGCCTTGGCCCGCACCTGCTCGGCATAGGCCCCGACCTGCGCGGCAAACGCCTCGATCTGCGTCTTGTTGACCAGGGCCTGCGTATTGGCCGCTTCGACTTCAGTGCGAAATAGTTCGACGAGGGCTTGCGCCGCCGAGATCTGCGCCTTGTAAATCTCGACCGACTGCATATTGATCTCGCTGAGCAGCCGCTGCCCGTCCAGCTCGGCCCGATAGATATCGAGCTTCGCCAGCTCGGCCTGAATCGCAGCCTTATAGACCTCCACCTGGGCCACATACGCTTGAATATCCGTCGCGTAACGCGCCACCAGCTCATGAAAGATATCGATACCGACCTGCTGCGCGAATTTCGCCGCCTCGAACGCGCGCTGCGCCATCTGGCCGTTGTAGGTCATCAAGCCTTCCTCGACCTTCCATGCGGTCTCGAACGCAAAGTGCCGATTGCTTTGCTCCAGCTCGGCCTGCTTGACCATGATCTCGCGCGAGGCTTGCGAGACGACACCTTGCGAATCCTGCAACGCCTGCTGGATATCGAGATTAAGCGCCCCAGGCGGCTTCGTGAACCCGCGCATGGCGAACGTGCGCATCGACTCGCCGAGCTTGCGCTGACTGGCCACAATTTCGCGTGCCCGATCGCGATCCCAAATTGCCTGTTCGACGGCGGGCGCAAGCCCCGTCGACGCCCCATTGACCCACGCATCGAGCTGCGTTTTCAGGTCCGCCAACAGCTGATCGGTATAGGCGGACTCGGCAAACGAGAAGATATAAGCTGGCGCCAACGGCGAATCCGGCGTCACCGCCGTAAAGGTCGGCAAATTCAAGAGCGGCGCGCTCGGCACCGTAATGCCCACCAGCGAAGGCACAAGCGGCAAGCTCAGCACCGGCTCACTCGGCAGCGTCACGGGCGCGAGCGTCGGCGGCGCCGGCACCGTTGCGTCAAGTGCGGCAGGGGGGCCAAACGATAGATCGATCAGCGGCGGCGTCGCGGTAAATTGCGGGGCCGCACTCACGTCGATGCCGGCAACCGGAATCAAGGCCGGCTGAGCCGGCACAGTGGGCAAATTCAACGTCAAGCCCGTCGGCGCGACGGGCGGCGTCGGCAGCGTCAGCCCGGCGATCGCCTGCGCAATCGGCGTCAGCGAGCCATCCACGGGCGGAAACTGTTGCAATGCCGCCGTCGTATTGCCGAGCTGCGTCAAAAACGCCATCGCGTCGTTGAACGCCGTGGTCGCATAGTTCTGCGCAGTGTCGAACCCCTGCGTGACCAGCGCCGCCGCGCCCGTCGATTGCGGCGGCGGCGGCATGTCGGCCGGCCGATTACTCAGCAGACCGAAATCAATCAAGGTATCCGTAACAATCGACATCCCGCCCCCTTCCGCAACCAGCTCAGCATCGATCAAAAGTCTATATTTAGTTAGGAGTCCTGTCTAATTAGGCCGGCACGTAGCCTTGCAGCGACGTTTGTTTCAGCCGCCCGATCTGGTAGCGCCCGAGTATCCACGGCACCGCCACTTTCAACTGATCGCCACCACTGTCCGTCAACATCGCCATCCAAGGCGGCGCCGCTAGCATGACCCCTTCGGGCACCGTCGGCACGTTATTGACGTAGTACATAGCCATTTCGCCGACCGTCGCCGCAGCCGAGGTCACAAAGGCCATCAACAGCACTCCGTCAATCAGTTGCTGCGGGAACACATACTGCCAACTGGGCACCGTCGGCACATGCCGAAAGCGAAACAAGAAGGGCGGTTCCGGTTTGCCCTGACAGTCCAGCACATTGAAGAGCCACACCCCGCTCAAATCCTTCAAGACCACGGCGACCGCATCCGTCACCACGTCGTGCAGGATCGCCCGCACGTTCGTGGGGTCAAGCGACTTGGGCGTCAGGTTCGACCACGTACCCTTGCCACTCGACGCGAAGATGCCTGCCGCAGCGCTCACGAACACGACCTTGCTGCTGTTACTCGTCACGATCCCGGTCAAGCCGGCCGGGGGATTCGCAATGTCCTCGATCTGAATATTGGCCGTCACCCGAAACAGGCGCTGCGCACCGCCGTTATAGGTGACGAAATACGCATCCCCATTCGGCGCCACAAACGACCCGGTGTTATAGACCGCCGACACCGAAGAGAGCGGCTGCCCCACGAGTGAGCCTTCGTACCACCCATGCCAGACGATCTTGCGCTGGCGCGTATCCCATATCACCGGAAAACCGCCGCCGTTGATCGTGCCCAAAAAGCCCCCGCCTGCGAACATATAGACGATGCGCCCACTGGTGCTAGGCGGTGACATCGTGAAGAAGTTGTAATTCTGTTGCGCACCATTGTCCGCTTCCCCCCACAACAGCGTATTGGGTTGTCCCCACGGCCAGTGGGAATATACGGGATCGAGCGGCACCACTTCCTCGCCGAGAATGTCGGTGCGACCGCCGTCCAACCCAATACGCACAATGTTGTTCCGAAACGGGTCGCGTCCTGGCGGCGGATATAAAAACGTGTTGAGCCAAAACGCCCCTTCCACATTGTCATAGTTAAGCTGCAATTCCATGTCGGGAAAGTTAATCGCCGACGCGCCGGCCACCCCCATCTTGGTATCGAACGCCATCAACAGGCTGGCGCTCGCCATGTAATTGCTCGTGACCTGCGACAGCGCGACCGGGTATTGCACCGCCGCGTAAATCGTTTTACCGGTCTTATCCATGACCGGCCCTTTCAGGCAGTTCGTGAGAATCGGCACGGAGTACGCCTCGGCATCCGCCCCCCACAAGCACGTCCCCGTCAACCGGATCTCGGGCACGGGCGGCTCGACAAACCCCTCGCTCGGCACAGCGGGCGACACCCCGATTGCCGGGGCTGGGAGCATCACAGCCGGCGCCAGGATGCGCACAAGATCCTGCCCGAAGCGCGACGCGACGCGAATCTCGACCCCATCGGGCAGCGTCGCCGCGCCGCTTAGCTGCGCCAATCCGCCCAGGCGCATCTGATTTTTCAGCTTGCCGAGCAACGTGCGCGCAAGCCCCATGTACGGCAGCGCGGCCTCCCCTTGCAGATCCTTGCGCACCGGCCCCGTCTCACGCATCGCCACCCCTAAGCATCGCCGCCTCCGACACGGCGGCGCAGCTTGGTCGGTTTCAACTCGATCATGTTTAGCTCGAAGTCCGCACCCAATTGATTGCGCACCTCGAACTGCCAGTAACGCGCGACCAGCCCCTTGCCCAGCCGCGCATGATTGCCATGCAGCCCCGACTTGCCGGTCGCACTGAGCAGGTAATCGCGCTGGTTGACCTCATCGGTGAAGATCCGCAGCACCAGATTGCCGTCGGTCCGATAGCCGACGTAGACGCGATCGACGCGTTTCAGAAACGAGGTGCCAAAGTCCGACATGCCCACGCGCGCCGCCGCCTGAATCAAGGCCCCGTTATCGGTTGCGCCGCCCAGCGAAAAAATGCCGCTGTCGCAAGCCGCCAGCGCCACGCCATTGAACCGCGCGAACGAATTGAACGGAAAATTGCTGTAAGTTGACAGTGCCATCGCCTCGGTATGCATGGCAATCGTGTTCGCACTGCCCGCAGGCGGGGTCAACGCCGGACGCTCGCCCGTCGCCACGAGCTGCAGGTGCGGCAGCACCAGCTGAGCCGCCCCCACCACCGGCAGATAGCCCGCCGCCACGAACCGCACCACCGGCAACGTCAGCGCGACCTCGCCCAGCGCGCCGGTCGCCCCTTCGATCGCCAACGCCAGCGCGTGCAGCGCCATGCTGACCGACACCGCCTGACCGACACGGCCGGTAATCGTCAGCCGCGGCACCGGCAGCACGAGCCCGCTGCCCACCGTGACCGGTACGTCGCCGGTACTCGCGAGCGTCATCCCCGGCAGCCGCAACGCCGCCGCGCCGATACTGCCGGTCGTGCCGACCATGCGCATCACCGGCGCCGGCAGCGCAAGCCGCAACCCGTTCGTCGAGAACGCCGCCACGCGCGGCGCTGGCAGCACCAGGGCCACCTCGCCCGCGATCCCGCGCAGGCCCGTCGCCACGAGTCTCAGCGCCGGCAGCGCCAGCATGGCCGCACTTGGCCCGACCGACGCCACGTTCGGCACCGGCAACGTCAGCGTCACGTCGCCCAGCACGCCGGCCACCCCCGTGGCCACGAGCTTCGGCACCGGCAGCGGCAGCACGACGTCGGGAATCGCGCCCGCGCCACTGCTCGCGAGCCTCGGCACCGGCAGCGTCAGCGGGACGAGCCCCGGCGCGCCGACAGAATTGAGCTGGCCAGTCGCGCTGACGCCGGTCAGAGCCACCGCCATGACCTACTCCTTATTGGGCCGGAATCGACATGCTCCACGTCGCCAGTATCGTCACCGCGGCGCTCACGAAAGCCGTATTGTTCAGGTTCATCTCGGCGCCCGAACTCGCGATCGCGCCATCCACGCGAATCGCCGTGCCGGCACTGTCGAGCGCTTTCGAATCCGCCACACTGCCGTATTGCCGGAACCAGCCGGCCGTGCCGGTCGCCACATTCACGCCGCTCCAGGTATCCGTCACGCGCTTGGCCACTGCCCCGGCACTTGCCGCCTCGAAGCGCAGCCCGCCTGCCTGATTGACCCCGCCCGCCAGATTCGCGGTGGTCGCGGTCAAGGTGGTCAGTCCCGCTGCCACCACATACCCGTTGGGCGCTGCGCCCGTGCCGGGCAACGCGCTGATCGTCACGACCGCACCCGTCGCGCTCGCGCTATAGCCCACCGCCCCTTCGAAGCGGTTGATCTGCGCGGCAATGTCCGCCGCCGTTTGCGCCAGCGTCGCATCGAACGCCACCGCGCCGCCCAGGATGTCGACCCCGTTGACCGTCAGCGTATTGAGCGAGCCCGCCGCACCCCCGGTCAAAGTCAGCGTACCCGTGGCCACCACCTCGGGCGTCACCGCCGCCGAGTTCGTGCTGATCGCGCACAACAGCGTGCCCGTCGGGGCGGCATCGGCCGAACTCGGCTGCGCGCCGCTGTAAATCTCGATGATGCCGCCATTCAAGGCATCCACGACGCCGCCATTTTTTGCCAGATAGTTGCGCAACCCGGTAGACAACCGCATCGTCATGATGTGCTCCTTAAAGATTGGCCGTCGCGATAAAGCGGTTCGGTCCGGGCATGAACAGCGCTGCTCCCCAGCCGGAGGCCGCGAACGTGTAATGACTGCGCGTCAGATTGCGAATCGCCATGTCCGGCATCCCGACGCACAAGCCCTGTGTCGTCAGCCACATCGGCAACGCCCGCGCACCCAACGAATCATCGCCGAACAGCGCCCCGTCGACGTACGCGAGCGCCCCGGGAATCGCGCCATAATCGGCCTTCGGCACGTACTGGAAATCGCTTGGATCGGCACCCACCAGCACGCCACAGCTGCGATCGGTACCCACGAACAAGCCACTGCCTCGCGCCCGATCGGCCGCAATCTCTTTATCGGTCATCGGCGCGAGCATCGTGATGCGGCCATCGAGCGGCACGTACTCGCGCAGATCGAACAGCTCATAGCCGAACGCCGCCGACGGGTACAGCACATCGCCGGCCGCGACATACAGGCGCCCACGGTAATACGTGACGAGTTGTCCCGCGGGCGCAGCCTGCAAAAACTGCGTCGCGAGCGGCAAGTTCAGCGCTAGCGTGTCGCCCGTGTAGCGATACCGCGACAGCTGCGCATCGAGTTGCACGGCCGCATACAGCACCTCGCCATTGGGCGTCGACAGGTACAGCACGCGCGCCACCGCCTCGGGGGCCGCCGTCGGCAGCGCAAAGTCGAGCCCCGCACCCTCCGGCACCTCGATCACCCCGGCCCGCGGCGCCCCCGACTCCTGCCCATCGTCGCGCAGCTGCGTCAAGGTAAATTGATACCGCCCGGCCGACATCTGCCCGACCGTGAGCGTCGGCACCGGCAAGCCCGGCACCGGCAACCCCCAGCTACGCACCCGCGCATCGCGCTCGATCACGCCGGTATCGATCGCGTTCGAAAAATAGATCCGGTCGCTCACGCGCACGAAACTCATCCGATTCGAACTCGCGAGCCCCGCGAGCCGCTGCGCGACCCATGCCGGGCTCAAGCGCATCAAGTCGGTACCCGCCACGAACAAGCAAAACTCCTGCAGCTCATCGGCCCACAACGAATGCGCACCCCCACCCAGCACGCGCGTATAGCCATCGCGCCGCGCAATCCGGCCGGTCTTGTCGATGTCGATATTCACGCCCACGGCCAGATCCTCGGGACCGAACCGCTCCGGCGTCACATCGCTGCGCAGCCCCTTGAAGGTCTCGTAGGTCACCACATCGGGGTCGCGCTGCAGCGTCGAGTTCTCGGCCATGATTCAGCGCGTCCACGTGAAACCATTCGCGCCGTAGGCGAGCTGCGTGCCGGCGAACATCTTGCGCTTGGCCTCGCGCACAGCCGCTTTCACGGCCTCCTCGAACGCCTGCTTATGCTGCTCGGCCGACGTGGGCGCGCCGGCATCGCCGTCGAATGTGCGCTGCGCACGATACGCGGCCCACTCCAACACATCGAGCTGATAGTCCTCGGGCAACTCCGACTCGCATTCGAGGCATTCGAGCGCATAGCGCGACATCGGCAAGCGAATCACGCGCAAATTGAGCACCGTGCCATCCTCGGTGGGCGAGGGGACCGGATACACCGAGAGCGTCGCGCGCGCTTGGCGCGCATACACCAGCGTCTCGTCAGTGAAATACGCGAGCGGCGGCCCGGGCGGCAGCGACGACGTGTAGGGATCGGCCGGATCGAAAATCAGGTTCTCGATCGGCGACGACTGGCTCACGATCGCATGGCCGGTGCGCTGCAAATCGTAAGGCGTGCCGTTCGTATCGGTATAGCGCGCGGAGATCACGGCCAGCACCACCCGATGCAGCGGATAGGTCGGCACCGCCTGCTTGAGCACCACGCGCACCAGTTCCGGCGTAGTGGCATCCCGCAAGATCAGCGACTGGCGCGCAAAGCGCCGCTCGGCATCGCCAATATAGCGCAGCAGCGTGGTATCAGACCACAACGAGTCGTCATCGCCCTGGATCAAATCGCTCCGATCACGCAGGACGTTGTAACGCAGCTCGTCGAGCTGATCTTGCAGCGTCATTCAATCCTCGCGCGAACGCGCCACCACACGATAAGGAAAGCGCAGCCGATCGCGATAACCGATCACCGTGTTCATCTGGTCGGTGATCGGCACCGACATGACCGCATGGTCGAGCACGTCGCACACCATGCGCGGCACCTCGACCTCGTAATTCGCCTGGATCAAGAAGCTGCGCCCATTCACTTGAATGAACTGTCCCCCCGGGGGGATCTGCTCGTTGTCTTCGAGGATGATGCGCACCTTCACCTCGCCGGCAGGCTTGCCCTTAACCTTCGCTTTCCTCTCCGGTGCAGCCCGATCCGCCGCCAACGCCGCACCCGCCTCGGACAAATTGTCAGGGAACCCCACATCGACTTGTTCGCCGCCATTCATCACTCATCCTCCGTACTCGCCTGCTTGAACGCCTGCGCATATTCCTCATCGGCCTCGGGAGGCGGCGTGAGCGAATCGAGATGCTCGCCTACGAACGCCTTCACTTCCTCGGCCGTCGTAAAGACGTAACTCTTCCACGGGTCTTCGTAAGTCGACTTCGGCTTGCGGTTCGCTTCCATGATCTTCGGCTCGCAGATTTCCACCTCGTAGCCGTTGGTCAGCTTCTCGATGCGCAGTACCGTATCGCCCATCGCACGCTCCCTAACCCAAGGATCGGTGAAAGCCTGCCAGCGTCGGGGTAAACAGCCACAACACGACCAGGATGCAAATGATGATGAACACCACCCGCGCCACTACCGGAAATGGCGGCGGCAGCGGGACCAGCGTAATCAGGTAATAGAGCAGCCCCAACACCAACAGCAAGACCAACACCATCACCAGCAGTTCAACCATCGCGGCCTCCCGTAAGGTTAGCCAACCGCCTCGATCGCAAACGTCGAACTGGCCGCCATCGTGGTCGCATCAAGCGTAATCGACGCGCCGCCCAGCGTATTGCCTTGCGAATTCACGGTGATGCCGTGCACCGCCTCCAAGGTCGTCACGCCCGTGGAACCCACCGTATGCACCGAGCTGGCCGCGGCCATGCCCTCGAACCACTCGTCGACGATCAACCCGGTGAGATTGACCACCTTGACGCGCCGCGGCGTAAAGCCCAGCGCGAACGTTTCCGCAGTCGCGGTGCCGGCGTCGGTCGTCGCGCGAATGAGCGCGTGATTCACGATGCTGTCGCTGTTCGATTGCGACACGATCGTCAAGACTTGATTCGTCATTTCGAACTCCTAAGCAGGACCGAACAGCCGCTTAATCAGGCGGTCGCCGCGACTTCGAGCCGCGCCATCCAGGCATCATTCAAGATTACAGCCGTGGTCATCGCCTTCCAACCGACCGTGCCACGTTGCGCCAGCGGATCGCCCGGGGCGGGCTTGGGATTGACCACCATCGGCGTGAGCGAATCCTTGCCCTTGAGCGGCACGATGCCGTACGCATCCCGCCCGAGAAACAATATCGGATACACGTCGGCGTTCGTGCCGGTCGTGGAGCGCATCGCGCCCATCGCGCCCCCGGCGTCAAGCCACGGGGCAAACACGGTCGACTGCAAATAGCGCACCGTCTCGACCGAACCAATTTCATTTTCGAACGGCGTCACCGTGCCATACTGCTTGGTCGGAATGAAACCCGTCATATTGCGGATATCCGATTCGAGATCGGGATGCGTGAGCGCAATGAAAGCCGCCTCAATCGGCTCCGTGCGAAAATCCGGCGTCGACTTGACCACGGAGGTAATGCGCTTGGCATTCTGACGCGTGAGCGCCGTGGTGATCTTGCGCTGGACCGCGAGGCTAATCACCGTATTGACCTGATTGCGCGCCGTGCCATTGGCGTAAAACACATTCAAGCCCGCTTTAAGCACGTTAAAACGAATCGTCTCGATCGTCTGCGCGGCCGACTCGCCGAGCGCCTCGGTGACTTGGTTGAGTACCTGATCCTCGGCCGTGTCGAGCACGACATCGGTGATCGTCACATAGTCGCCGTACTGCACCAGCGTCGCGGTATAGTCGACGTTCGTGAGCTTCTTGCCCGTCGGCGTCACCCCTTCCACGAGCGGCGTCAACGCCAGCGGCGTGCTGAACGCACTGGCCGGATTGCCATCGCCAGCAGCGCCGGTCGCACCCGCCAGGAAGTAGCGCCGGAACTTCGCGACTTTCGTCGAATTGGTTGGAATCGGATAGGTCTGCCCAAACTTCTCGATCACGAGATAAGGCAAACCCCGCTTGAGCAGCTGTGTCACTGCATACGCGGCAACCCGAGGGGAAATATCACCATATTGAGTAACAGCGGTCATGACCGGCCCCTTGAACCTGAAAAATTAGGCGTCCTAACTTTTGCAGTGCCGGCGACGATCCGCTTGTATGGATGAAGCGCAGTGCATCACATGAAACTATGCAGACCCGATTTTTACACGTTCGCAATCTGCAAGGCAATTCATTTAAACAACAAACTCATTTCGCGCGAATAACGCTGCCCGATGCGAATAGATTAAAGCACGCCCGCCGCAACGAGCGCGGCATTGATCGCATTGACCTTCGCCGCCAAGGTGGCAATCGCATTCTTGACTTCGCCTAACGAGACGTTGACCGAGGCCACCGTCGCCGCGCTGGTGTCGGCACCGATCGAGGCCGAGGCCACCGCAATCGCGGCAATCGTATTGCCGCCGCTCGTGCCCCCCGAGCTGTCGGTTAATGCCGTGATAGCCGGCTGGGGGCTAATAGTCCCGCCCAACGCGGTGCCGATATCCGCGACAATCCCGAGCAACAGGGCCTTGGTAGGCAAATCGACAATCGCCGAATTGACCGACCGTGCATTCACAGATTGAGTCATTCTCGCTTCTCCTTAACTGGCCGACGCAAATTCCTTGAAGGCTGCGTCAAAATCATTCGGATCCGGCGACGACACGGGCTCGCTGCGCGTCGTCTTCACCGGTTTAAGCGCCGCAGCCGCTGCCTGAGCAGCGGCGGGCAGGCTCGCGGGCACCGCGCCGGCACTCGCACCAGCAGTTTGAGCAGCGCCAGCTTGAGCCCCGCCTGCCGGCGCGCCGGCAGGAGCAGCACCATCCCGTTTTGCACCATGGCCCGTCTCCTTTTTGAACCGCGTGATGAGATCGGCCACGTCTTGCGGCGAACCGTCCTCGGCCACCTTCTGATAGGCCGATTTTAGATAGCCGGGCTGCGTCTCGATCCACGCCAGGGTGGCGTCGCGCACGCTGTCGTAATCCGGCACGAGCGACACGATGTCCTGGTATTGCGTGCGCGTCGACGTGCTCGTTTGCGAGGTTTCTAACGCCTCCAGGCGCGGCGCGAATTGATCGAACACGTACTTGATGAGCTGCGAATACTCGGCGCGGCGCATCAACGCCTCACCCTTCGCGACATCGGGCCATTCCTTCAAGTAGCCGTCGATCACGCCCTGCTCGTCGGGCGTGTACAGCGGCGCCGGCTCGGGGCGCGCACTCTCGGCCGGCGCCGCCTGCTTTTTCAGCGCACTCAGCTCGGCTTGCAGCGCGGCGAACTGATCTTGCGAGACATAGCCGGCCGGCGCGGGCTCACTCGGGGTCGCGGCAGGTTGGTCCGCAGTAGCAGAATTCGCTGCCGCAGTATCGGCAGGCGTGGCCGGCGCGGTGTCGCCCGAAGCTGCAGGCTCCCCCGGCACCGCTGCACTGACCCCCCCAGTGGCTTCGGAGAAGCCTGCCTCCGGCTTGCTCTGCGGCTTGCTCTGCGGCTTCGTCTCGGCGCCCGGCGGGGGCGCCGTCGCCGCAGGCTCCGCGGCCTCGGGCGCCGGCTGAGCCTGCGGCGCACTCAGTTCGGAAAACGCGGCGGCAAACTCGTCGTCGGAGGTCGGGGCAGGGGGCGGGGCAGGGGTCGGGGCGGGATTCGTCATGCTCGCGTTCTAGCCATCACCATCAAAATTGTCAAGGAGTCCTAACGATTAAATAACTCGTCGAGCAGCTCTTCGTACGCCCGCGCGCGCGCCTGCATCGCGAGAAACTCAGCCGGTTGGCATCGCCGCAGCAGAGAATCCAGGCGCGTTAGCCGCAGCTGCAAGAGCTGCCGGAGCGACCACAGCGCCGGCGCCTCCCGCTCCACCTTGATCCGCTTGAGGAGTTCCGCCTCCTCCTGGCGCAGCGCCCGCGCCGGCTGCGGCTCCATTGCTCGCACCTGCTCCATTCACGTCTCCTGTCAACGCGTGGGGACTCACCTGATCCGGGTTCAGCCCCTTTTCGAGCGCGCCCAAAATGACATTCGCCGTCGTTGCCTCGGCCGCCGCCTGATTCTTGCCTGCTTGCGCGAGATCCTTGAGCGCCGCGGCCAGCGTCTCGCGAATTTGCGCGCGGATCGCCTCGGTTTGCAGCTGCTGCTGTTGCGCCTGCTGTTGCGCCTGCTGCGCATCGATCTGGTCGCACCGGGCGTCGTCGTACACGAGGTCTTCCACGTCGAGATCGCGCACCCGCACGCGCGCCCGCGCCAGATTGCGCATGTTGACGTAAGGCTTTTCTTCGCCGGTGAGCGTTTGCGCGAAGTTATCGAGCTGAATGCCGAGCACTTCCTTGGCGATCAGGCTCGTCGCACCGCGCGCCACGGCCTTGAAGTCACCCTGGATGGCTGGGCTCGGATTGAAATTGCGATTGAAGACCAGCACCGAACCCACCAGCGACTCGGTGAACGCGTCGAAGTTGCGCACCACGTCCTTGAACGGCAGCGCCGCATCGCCACGCAGCATCGAGGCGCCCGACGCGGTACGAAACGGCTCCGACGGCCCTTTTTGCAAGTCGCCGCCCGTCGCTTGCGAGATAAACGTCTCCTGGTCGGCAAACTCCTGGAACACGCGCCCCATCTCCATCATGCCTTCCAAGTGCATCGGCAGCTCGATGGCGCGCACCGCGGGGATGCTCGCCGTAGCGGGGTTGTCGTCATCGCGCGGAATCATCATGTCGGGGTTAATCGAGGTGAGATCCTGGTCGAGGCGCAGCAGCGCATGATTGACCTCGAACACGCGTTGCACCGCGCCACTATCGAGCATCATGCGCGTCGCCGCGCACAAGCCGAGCTGCGAATCACGTACGATCGCCGGCAAGCCGTTGCCCAGCAGGAACGACTCGTCTTCCTCGAAAATGAAGTGGTGATACATCTTCATCTCGCCATCGGTCTTGAGATCCGACCACGGGTCGAGCTGCGCCTTCACCACGTAGGTGTCCATCACCCAAATGATCGCGCGCACATCCTCGTCAAGCCGCGCCTCGGACACCCGCGCGCCGCATGCGGCCAGATCCCGCCCATGCACATAGCCAGTCCACACGATCGCCTCGTATTTGCCGCGCTCGGACTGCGTGGCGTTGATCTGCACGCCCAGCGCGCGCAACTCGGTTTCGAACGCGCGTCGCTTGTAGTTACCTCCCGGCCACTGGGCCAGGAACGCGTCGATCTGATCCGCCAGGAAGTCGGGCCGGCGCTTGAGATCGACGACTTGATGCCGGCTCATCACCACACGCTCGAACTGGCCGTCCATCTGGGCCAGCGTCTTGGCCGCCATGTCGGGGTAGTAATCCCAAATCGGCACGAACTCGTACTGCGGCCGATAGGCGGTGTAGGTCACCGCGATCAAGCGTCCCTCGGCGTTCATCTCCCAGCGCCGTTGCTGCTCTTCGCGCACGAACGGACCTTTGAGAATGCCGGCGCCGTACTGGATGCCACTGGCCAGCACCTTGCGGCACAGTGCCACGTAGTCGCTGGTGCGATTGCCCCCCAACTCCTGCAGCTGATCCTCGACCTCCAACTCCATGCGCCGCGCGCGCTTTTTGGCGAACTCGCGAATCGCCTGCTCGATCACCGCGTCGTCGGGCGGCTGCATCGGCGGCGGCCCTGGCGGCATTGACGGCGACTGGCCCGGCGGCATCGACGGCGGGCCTGACTGCATCACCTGCATGACCTGATCGAGCACCTGCTGCAAGTCCGCCTCGTCCAGGTCCGGCAACGCCGAGGGCGAGACCGTCCAGTTCTTGTCGTCGGCCTGAAACAGCAGGTTCATGAGCCGCGACAGCATCGACACGCACTTCCAGCGCGTGAGCTTCGGATACGCCTTGGAGCGGTTCTTGTCGATCAGCTTCTCGGTGTCCGCATCGTAGACGCCCAGGAACTGCCGCGCGTTGCGCTCCCATTTCAGCTCGGCCAAGCGCCGATCGCTTTCGTACTGGCGAAACCGCTCCAACAGCTTCGCGCCGAGCCGCGCCATGCCGGCCGGATCGAGCGCCACGCTGCCCGACTGCAATACCGTGGTCGGGTTGGGCTGTAGCGCCGAGATCGGGGAGGCGAGCAACGCAGGGGTAGCAGCCATATCGCTTAGGAGTCCTGAACAACGTCTCGAACAGTCTAGTTCATCGCGTACGGGTTGTGCGTGCGCACCGCTTGTCCGCGACGCGGGCCGATGCGCTTGCCGGCGCGCTCCTCACCGCGACGCACATAGCGCGCCAGATAGGTGAAGGCGTCCGCCACATGCGAGTGCTGGTTCTTATCCGGCACCTCGCGCTGCACGTCGGTCTTCGACACCGTGTACTTGTAGCCGCCCACCAGGGCGCGAATCAGCTTCACGCAGCGCGGATCGATCGACAGGGCGGGCCCGTCGGCGGTCAGCCGCATCATGTAATACTGCGCTGGCTGCAGGCGGCTCTCGATACTGTTATCGCCCTCGTAGACCACCGCGAAATGGCGCTTGAGTTCAGCCAGCACGCTGGAGCCTTGCTTGGACTGCGACTGACTCACGCTGGCCGGGTCCGGCACCACGAGCAGCTCGTAGCCGCGATACTTGCGAAACAGCAGCGGCTTGAGTTTTTCCGCAATCATGCGATCGGTCGCGTAGTTCTCCAGCACCAGCTCGTCGAACACCATCAGGCGGCCCACCGCCTCGTCGTACTGCCCGAGCACGACGGCGCTGCGCATGCCGGGGTCGTAGCCGGCGATCAGCTGGCGCGCACGCACCGGCACGATAAGCCGTTTGGCCGCATGCAAATCCTTGTTGAACATCGGGAACACCGGCTTGCCGGAGATCGAATAGCCCCACTCGACGGCAATGAACTGCTTGATCCAATAGGTGGTCTTGCCCTTGGCGAGGTTCGTGTAGTACTCGCGCTTGCCCGGCAGATTCTCGACGTTCTCGGCCTCATCCGAAAAGCCCGACGGCTGCTTGAAGTACGTCCAGTTCTCCGGCACCGGCTGCTCGGGCGGCAGCTCGTCGTGATCCTCCAGCATCGGGTACCACCAGTCGGACTCCATGCCGGGGTTGGACGCGCCCCACATGCCCCAGTTCGTCGCGCCCCCCTCGATCTCGGGCGGATAGCGCCCGCAGCGCGCGGAGAGCGCCTCGACAATCACCTGCGGGATCTGCACGAACTCGTCGATGATCGCGAACGTCACTTCGAGCGAGAGCACGCGGTTAATGTCGTCGGGGCTATCGAGCGGACGGAACATCACCTCGCACTCGACATCGGCAAAGCGCAGGATGAAATCCTTCACGGTGGCCTTCCACTTGCCCGCCACGCCATCTTTGAACCAGTAGTTGAAGCTCTTGATGGTGGTGTCGGTGAGCTGCGGCGCGGTGTTGCGCACGATCACGCAGCGCGTGCGGCGAATGCCGTCGATGGGGCTGGGGGCTTGCAGCTTGGCCAAGTACACCAGCTTCATGAAGAGCCCCGTCGTCTTGCCCGAGCCGTAGGGGCCGACGATCCAATCGGAAAAGAGTTCCCCCGGCGCGTAATGCTTGATGAACGCCTTGACGGTGGGCGGGGGGGTGTAGTGCACGGTGGTCATACGTGCAGCAGTGCGAAGCGAAATCCCATAAGTGGCTCGCGGCTTAGTGGGTCGCCGCGCTAGCGGGGCTGACCTTTCACCACGGGGTAGACACTCACGCCCAGCGCCGCACTCGTGATCGCCGCGTTGGCCGCATCGTGCTCGGGGCGCCAGTAATAGCCGAGCGAGCCATGCAAGGTGACGTGAATGTCCTGGTTCGCATCGTCCTCGAGCAGCGCCAGATACGCGTCGAGTGCGGCCAACGCGGCGGCTTTGTCCTGCATGTGCACGGGCTGCTGCGCCACCACCCGATCGAACTCGGCTTCGGCCCGCGTGCGGGCCTCGGCCTTGGTGGGCACCTCGAAGGTGAACGAATAACTCATGGGGGGCCTTGAAGGAGGTTAGAGGTTGATGAGGATGTTGAAGTTCGCGCTCTGGCCACTGTCGGCGGCCTTGGCGTCGTAGCCGGCCCAGCGCACCGTGTTCTTGATGATGTCGGCACGCACCGCGTCCGAGGTGCCCTCGCTGGTGGCCAGCACGAAGGCGGTATCCAGATACGCCTCGGCCTGCAAGCGCGCCTTGACCTTGAAGCTCATGCCCTCGACTTTGAGCGCTTCGAGCGCCTCCTGATACGCCTTGATGAACACCGGGTGATTCACCAGCACGGCAAACTCGTCGCGCGTGATGCCGTAGGCGTGACAGATGTGCGCCGGGGTGTCGGTCTTCATCACCAGCTCGTACGGCAGCATGGCGGGAAAGCTTAGGCTGGTCGGGTTGCGCGCGCGCACCGCCGTGAGTCCAGGCAGGTTCGGGGCAGGGGGCAGGGCGAGCGCGGTCGGCATCGGATCAAGCGAAGAGGCAATTAATCGCCTTATAGCAGAAATTAGTTAGGAGTGCTAATGAATCGGTAATACCGCCGGAATTCGCATGTAACTAAAAGGGGAAAGCACCCATAAAAAATTTTGAAGGGCGCTTAGTTACGGGAAAACGCCTTTTAGTTACATGTAACTAAGCGGAAAAACGGGAAATCCTGTGGGAGGTTGCATAGAAAGTTTAGTTGTGGACCCTCCTCGCTCCCCCCCTCGGCCCCCTCGGCCCCATAAAAGAATTACTTACCCGTATATAGCAGCTCAATTCACGTTAATCCGTATTAACCCGGCCATAACCGCGCTCGCACGGCTTTGTCCGGGCCTAATCGCGATTTGCTTTATTCCATCACCACGCGCATGATAAAGACTCCAATGCCACTCGCATTGGTCAACCGGTTAAGAGAAGCTAAACCCTTTAGGAGCGCATATCATGAGTCTTACCATTACTTCGGTTAAACCCGCACCGATCATTGCAGCCTTTCATAACGACTTCATGGCCAAGCTGGAAAGCGGCCGCCATGCCCGCGTATCGATGCGCACGGCCTTAACCACGTTGCTGACAAGCCGCTCCAAAGCGATGCCGACCGATGACACGTGGCGCAATGATCGCGCCGCGCTCACGCAATTAGCGAAAGATAAAGGCCTATCCGACTTTACCGATTATCACTTGATGGAATACACAATCGCGGTGCGCACGCTGTATGGCGCCACCCCCGTAAATATGTCAATAGAAGCGAAGCGCAAGCGCGCCGAGCGGATTGCGGCAATTAGCCCCGACGCGACTAAAGCCTATGCCAAAGCCTATGCCGACGCGCTGGCGGCGGACCAACCCGACTATGTGGCCGAAGCGCTCGGACATGCGGCGGGCGTCAAAGTGAAAGGCAAGCGGGTCAAAGCCGATGCCGGCGCGCCGGCCCATGTGCCGCAAGAACATGCCGTCAAGCGACCCGAGAATATCGAGCAATTGCTCGCCACGTTCGGCCTTTTTGAAACGCTCGAAGCCATCGCGCGCATCGTCGCGGCCGACAAGTCGACCGAAACGCAAGGCTTGACGCTAAACGCCGTCGCCAATCAGCTACGCGTGACCGGCCAGCGCAACGATGCCACCGCCGCTGCGGCTAGGCAAAGCGCACGCAAAGCCGCTTAACGACCCGCACGTTGCACGTTGCAAACCATTCGCCCGGGTTCGCCCGGGCTTTTCGCATCACATCTTGGGGGTTCTCATGTTCGCACTGATTCGACTCGGTTTCGCTAGTACCTGTGCGCTCGCCGGCCTATGGCTGGCCTTCAGCGGCGCCTATCTACTGCAAACCGGCCTTGCCGCCACGCTGCGCGCGCTCACGCCGTGACCGGCGGCACGGCACGCACGGAACGCAATCCCGTGTAACGATCCCCCGCCACTAAGCGGGCCACTAAGCGGACAAAAACGCGCCGTCGCGGCTTGGTCCGGCGTTCCCAACGTTCTAACAGGGGCATTTTTCGGTAACAAACTTAGCCTACTCGGCGTGCGCCTTACGCCACAAGGCTTGCCGGCATGTTGCAGGGCAGGCGGTTACACTTTTTCGGCGCGCTTGGTGACACTATGTTCGGGGCCGCTCGTGGCCACACAAGGCTGAGCGGCGCTTAGTTAATTATTTTCTGTAAAAAAGATTAATAAGCAGTAATTTTAGAGAGGGGTGTCTCGTGTGGAGCCGATAGTTACAGGTAACTATGTTGGCGTGTAACTATCCATCCTTGTAAAAATCGGCCCGTAAAACGTGTAACTATCGAAAACGTAAGGGACCCTCCTCTCCCAGCGCTGCTTTTCTGCTTTTTGGTTGTTAGAACCATATGCCGTAAGCCCCGCACGGGTAAGCCGTTACATAATAAGCTGCTTTGTAACGCTTAGTGTCTTGCTTTTTTGGGTCACTCACTACACGTCATCATGGTTTATTCCGCTATGACGTGTAGTGAGTCAGGACGGATTCGATGCAACTAACCGCACTTTGTTGCGCGGGGGCACGGGCCACTAATCGTTGACTCACTACACGTCATCATGGTTTATTCCGCTATGACGTGTAGTGAGTCCCTGTTATTCCGCTGTCACTATGGAGCCGGTATGGCGATTTTTCGCGATCTGATTGGCCGACGCTTCGGCAAACTAACCGTGGTTGCGCGTGCAACAAACGATAGTCATGGCAACGCGCATTGGCATTGCATGTGTGAATGCGGAGGTGGGCGCCGGGTGCGTAGCGACAATTTGTTGCGCGCACGTGTGCGCCGCTGCCTGGGTTGTTCCGCCCCGGCCATTCATATCGGGACGTGGTACCACGCCGACGCACAGGGCACCGCAGGCTTTGCGCTCGCGACCCGTGATGGTGCGGCCTTGCTCGTGCCGCGTTGGGTTGAGGCGCCGCGCCTGCGCGGTAATCGGCAGCCCGCGCCGCTACTTGACTGCGTGCAACAGTTGATGCAAGTCGGCATCGTGCGCGTGAATGATCAGTCCGTAGCGGGAGCGCACGCATGGCTGCGTCGGCATCGCCAAGCGGTCACTTATCACGCCTATCACGATGCACAGGCGTTACGGCAATGGTGGCAAAAATGGAACGCGCACGGGCAGGCGCAGTCATAAATACCCTGGGAAAATGGGCGCCGGCATGCGTAAGCTAATCGGTATGCGCGGCAAGGAGAATGCAATATGAAACCCAAATTCACGGTATATGAGCGGACTGACCCGCCTATCGCGCCGGATCCTAATAGGGAGAAAATGCGACGTGCGGCAAGTTATGCGCGTCGGGCCATGCAAGTCGAACGCGAGCGTGAAGCGGCGCGCGTAAAACTGGCGGCTTTTTTACAGTGGGTGACGAAAAAAACGCCTAGCGATATCTAAACCCGGCGCCGCGGCCCGTGCCATAAAGCGCCGACAAAAACATTGCATTCTTTGCTTGCAAGTATTCCGATGTTTTCGCAAAATGATTGAACGGACTGCGCCTCGCCGATATCCCGACGACCCACAGACGTGCAAGGCGTCTTATCGGACATAACCGCGAAGCATCACGGTTATGTCCAACCCCATCGGCAGCCGTGCCGCAAGGTAACGGCAACCCAGCACTATCGAGACATGCGTTAAAGGCCGGCTGCTTCCCTATCCCAGTGCATCCTCTAAGGAGGGTAACAATGCGCATGATATTGCGCGATGGCTTCATGTATCCATCGCAACCGTATCGCAGTGACGATCAATTCGATCAGGAGGTGACAAAAGCCGCGGCGCGACGCGTCGTCGTGCAAGATGTGCAGTCGATTCGCATGGGTGCCGGCGGCTTGCGCATCCGCTTGGCCGATGGGCCTGCCGCGTGCGCCGCGCAGCACCAAACCGGCTGGTGCGTGGCAGCCGAGCGCACGCTCACCTCGGCACTTAAACCGATGGACGGGCACGCAGCGATCGTCGCCGATGGGGTGGCGTACAACAGCCTGGATGTAGAAGAGGACCAGTAAGCAATTCGCGGCCAGGGTGTTTGCCCTGGCCGTATTCGTTGCAAGGTAGTGAAACGAGTTAGGAGAGCAGGGATGAACGGTTACAAGGCATTTTACAAAGGCAAAAGTATTGAGGTGTATGCCCATACCTCGCTTGAAGCGCAGACGAAAGCCGCCGCGCAGTTCAAGATAAAAAAGCAATCGCAGGTAGACGTGTATCTGTGCGAGAAAGACGTACCCGTCGACGCGCAGGGCAAGCCAACCGGTGCCGGCACGCAGGTCACGCACCGTGCCGTGGACTAAATAATGAGGCAATCCCGGACAAAGCCGCGGGCTCGCGGCTTTGTCCTAACGAGTTAGGAGAATGGAAATGAGAGAAGTGCGATTCAATGCGTATGAGGCGAGCGGCTTCGATGCGATCAAGGAGCAAGTCGGCTACGCCGAGTTCACCCAGGCCGTCGGCTACTTGTCGACGTGGGCCATCGCGGGCGATGCCTATCCCAAGGTGACGTTGTATGCCAACCCGAAGGAGCTCGAAATCACCGCGACCTATTGGAAAGCCGACGGCAAGCTGGGCTATGTGATCGGCGCAGTCTGGCACGAAGGCCATTTTGGCTTTCATAGCTAAGGAGACGACCATGTGGACAATAACGCTACCCGTCGTGACCACCGCGCACATTTCGCGGGCCACGTGCGTCGCGCTGGAGAACCGTGCGGCAATAGCGGGCGTGATGGAAAGTGCCAGTTATAGCCACGGCTTTTTCGTGCGCTTCAACTTCGAGCCAATCGATGACATGGCTAAGCTGCTGCCTGACATCGCTGCGTTACGGTGTTGGGCACTCAGGCGAAAGCATGACTGGGTTCGCATCGATGCGGATGGCGATGAAGTCGATGGCTTACCGAAGTTCGATTGGTAGGAGACGATCATGCGAATCTTAATTGCCGAGACGCCCGACGACGCGCCGCAGTTTCTCAACCACTACCGGCACTGCGGCGTGCGCTGGGCCATGGTGTGGAGTTGCATGTGCAACGATCACTGCCCGACGTGCGGCGCCGAAATCGAGCCGTACCGGTCCGACGATGTGGCGTAGGAGACGATCATGTTATTCGAACAAAATTATGAGCCGTACCAATACCTGCCGCTATTTGCCAAGCTGGCTATCGAACGACTCGATGCCGACAGCGACTTGCGTACGGCCGCGCAGCTCGACGAACTGCTGGATGCCTACGCGAAGACCTATGGATGCACGTGCGATGAACTTACGCGCGAGTCAGCGCATTACCGCTGCGCCCACCGTTTCGCGGACTTCAAGTAGGAGCGCCATCATGCGAGTCACTTATCTACGGCTGAACGCCTACACGCTGTATGCATGCCTGAAAGACGCGCAGTGCGATCTGCACGTGATGGTGCCTGAGATGGGCGCCAAAGCCTTGCTTGCCACAGCCCAGGAGCTGCGTGATCACGCGCAAGCCGACCTCAAGCGTGCGGCGTGCATCGAGCAAGGCGCGCTGAGCCTGACGTAACCCCACCGGACGAAGCCGCGATGTCGCGCTTCTGTCCTAACTTGCTAGGAGTAAATCATGACTATCTCGGAAGAGATTGAGCTGCACATGGCGCGTGCGTTCTTTGCATCGGCGTGGGCCGATCAGGTGGACAACTCGGACGAAGGGCCGAACCTTTCGGGCAAGGAGATCATGGACGAGATGCCCACCGAGATCGACTCGGCGGCACGGCACGCTGCAAAGACACTGCACTTTGAAATGGTGCGGGCCAATCCAGTCCCCGATGAATTCAGGTGTGGGCTCGGGCTGGAATATCTTTTTCAGAACGCACTGGCTAGTCGCGTCGAGGGTAAAGGCGATCGGCCGCTGACACCGGAGAACTTCGGCCACTACTGCGCGATGCAGGCGATGGGGCACGGTGTGGGGCTGCACGATGCGTTCGGTAAGACGGTCTACGAAATGATTCAGGTGCCGTATGTGGAGTTCGGCAGCGCGTCGCTGGCGAAGGATTACTACCCGCAGCGGGGAGAGCCGTCATGAGCACGCTATTCGCACGTAATAAAGTTGACGGACATCGTATTCGCCTGACCACCAACACGCATTGTGATCCGCGCGAGCTGCTGCCTATCGAGGGCACGAAGTTCCGGCTCGCGGTGCCGTACACCTTGCCCACCACGCCGTACGGTACGCAAGGTTTTGACTTTGGCGGTGTGCACTTCACGGTGGTGCGTCGCTATGGTCACTTGCACGCCTTGCGGCCTGATCGCCCCTTGCCGGCGTCGTGGCTAGTCGATCTGTCGGGGGAAGTCCCGACGCCTTAAGGCGACGCGTCCTGATAAACTTCTCGCGCCTGAGAGAGCAGGCACTCACTAGAAAGGAGTCAATCCGCATGACCCATCCCTATCAAATGGCGCGCCAACGTGCCGACCATTCCCACGCCACCGCCGACCCCGATATGCCTTCAACCCGAATCACTTGGAATGGCGACGAGCAACGTAAAGTGGCCGTCGAATCGTACCGCCTACTTCAAGCGGACAAGTCCCTGTCGAACATGGCTGCGATCGAGCAGGCACAAAAGAACGTCTTACTACCGAAGCGGCGCCGCGACTTAGCCAAGACCGCCTTCGCCAAGTTTCGCCCTTGGATACCGGAGATGTGGGCCAAGCTCAGTCTTGAGTCCGCCGCGCCAACGAGGCCGTCGGATGCGCCGCTTGCAAGCTCGCACGCAAGCCCCCACGCAAGTCTGACCGTAGTGCCCGATGCCGCGGCCAAGTCCGTACCGAGTAATACGTCGGCACCTCGCACCCTGGTGCACTGGACCGGGGCGGAGCAATGCCAGCTCGCGGCGCGCGTGTCCCACTTGACGCACGCGTTCGAGGACATGTCGCGCTTGGACGCCTTGCGCAAGGCGATCGAGAGTGAATTGCCGGCGAGCCGACACCGGGAGCTAAAGGCGTGGAGCCAAGTCAGCGCGTGGCTCGATCCCATGCTTGAGCAATGCGCGCATGAGGCACAGGCTAAGCAGGTCGAAGCGCGGCGCGAGCAGGAGCGCCAGACGCAAGAACGGGAGGCGCAAGCCGCAAGGCGCCGCGGTGAGGAAGCGCGCATCGAATCCGAAGTGCAACGCCGCGTCGACACCTACTTGGCCGAGCATGAGCATCAAACGCACAACGTCAGTTTGGATGGCGTAGTGCAGCTCTTCGCCAATCGACTGGCCAATGTCATGATGGACGCCTTTTCGTCGGCCTTCTCGAATGCGCTCGCCACGCAGCTAAGCACGGCTAATAAGGCGTCGCTACCGGCCTTCGCGCCGCTCGAAGACAAGCCGCCTGCGCCGCCCAAGGATCGGCTACCGCGCGTCACCGTAGTCGGACTCCTGAACCAGCAGGCCGAGGACGTGAAGCAGGCATTTTTGGGTACGGTCGACTTCGTGTTCGTCAAGTCACAGATGGAAGGCGGCGGCGGTCATGGCGGCGTGGGCATGCTGACCAAGAGTGCGACCAGCGATCTCGTTATCGCGATGGTCGACCATTGCGGCCACGACGTGGATAACAATGCGCGCCGTTTGAAAGTGCCGTACCAACGGCTCGGCGGCAGTGTCTCGGCGCTCAAGCGCTGGCTTACCGAGTGGCTGGCGGCCGAGGCGGGAGTCGGACAATGACGACGTATGGAGTCAAGCCATGAGTCTTGTCGATGACATGCTGACGCTGCGGCGGACCGTCGCGTTGATCGAAGAAAACCGCGTCGAGCTGACCGAGGCGATGCATCGGCTCTACGATGCGCCGGCCATGGCCACCACCGCGCAATCAATCAATTTGCTGATGTTGTTGCTCGGCACACTGGCGGGCAAGTTGGCTAAGGACGTAGACGAAGCACAATGAAGGGTGGACCCGGACGAAGCCGCGAGTCCCGCGGTTTTGTCCTAACCTGTCAGGAGAGAATCATGGTGAATGTGACCTATCGGTTTGCCGAGCTGAGCGACGCAGCGCGGCAGCGTGCAATCGAGTGGTTCCGGGAGTGCGTGACGCAAGACTGGGAACCTGATGACATCATCGCGGATGCGGTGAATCTGTTCGGCCACTTAGGGATCGAGTTCGGTGTGCGGACAGTCAAGCTCATGAATGGCAAGACGCGGCAAGAGCCCAATGTGGCCTATTCGATAGGCTTTGTGCAAGGCGACTACGCCACCTTTACCGGGCACTGGGTCGCCGAGCGCATGCATTACGCGGCATTGCTTGAACAAGCGCCGGAGGATGCCGAACTCAAGCGCGTCGGCGCACAGCTGATGAGCGTGATGTTGCGATACCCATTGGCGAGTTGTCAGATCGCGCCATTTTCACTGCGCGTGTCAATCGATACCGCCTTTACTGGCGAATGCGACGATGATGGCGGCCAAGTCGATCTGGACGAAGATACGTTCGCCACGGTCGAGGCGTGCATGGAAGCGCTCGCCGCATGGCTCTATCAACGCATGGCCGATGAGCTGCTTTATCACGGCAGCGAGCAAGCCTGCATCGAGGGTATCGAGGCGAACGAGTACACGTTCGACGAGGACGGGAAGCCGATATGAGCACGTGCCGCGTCAAGTACCCGTCGACCCGTCTTGACGAAGTGCGCTGGTTTGAGATTCGCGCCGACCCGGTGGACTTCGAGACGGGCGCGGCCCATGTCGAGCTGGGCGGCATGCTGGTGGCGATGAAGCAAGGCGCGCCCTATCAAGTTTTTGACGGTCGGTTCAGCCCGATGTTTGCCGGCGTATGGGCGGGCTGCACGTTCCACATTGTCGTGAAGGAGCTATAGGTGACGAATCTCAAATACTACGCCTTGATCGACCGCAAGGTGGTTGCAGTCCTGGACGTGCGGCAATGGGCACACTGGTTCGAAGCGGCGCGTGCGGCGGAGAGCACGCGCATCGGCCGCGATGTGGTGGGCGACGTGCTGATCTCGACTGTTTTTCTCGGGCTCGATCACGGGTTCCCACCCGTCGATGGCGCGGAGCCGGTGCTGTTCGAATCGATGGTATTCATGCAGCGCGGTGAGTGGAATAGCGACGAGGTGATGCAGCGCTATCACACCATCGAGCAAGCCGAAGCTGGCCACAAAGCGCTGGTCGACGCATTCCAGCGGCACGCGGCGGATGCCAGCGAACAAGCCGAGACGCTGTTTGCGATCATCCGGCAAGAACTGCGTGGAGAGCAATGATGGCACTCGTCACGCGTTCGATTGCTTCGTTTTACCCGCGCGGTCGGTATCCCTTGTCGATGCGCTGCACGTTCGACGACACCCCGGTTTCACGTGAAATCGCCATCGCGCATCTGCAGCTGCATCATCCGAACGGCTTTGCCGTGGTGTGTTTAAAACCGCGCGGCCCGAAAGGGGGTTTCAACCATGCGCGCTACATCCGCAGTGGCGAGGCCGTGCCGATGCCCTACAAGTACCAGCGGTGGTACATCGTGCAGCAGGTGGGGCTTGCGCTGCCGATTCGCGTGCCGGTGCCGAACGATCCCGAAGCCGCGCGCGATTTAATGGCCCTCGTCGCAGCCATCGGTGAGGTGCCGTTCAGTCTGTAAATTTTTTGCCGAATTTAGTTAGGTGTCCTAACTTGTTGTTTGAAAGTATTCGACAAGCGCGGGACAATGAAGTTGTTGTCGATGCCATCGCAGTTCAACAAACGTGAACGTCAGGAGAACGCACCATGTCGACCATCCGTAACGCTGTGCTGCTGTACCGTCCGAGCCTGTCCATCTGGACCGCGCGTAAGCTCGACAAAGACGAAAGCGCCAAGGTCAATAAAGATAACGGCGCCATCGACGGTGCGGCCAACGTGCACAAGCAGCTGTTGCCCGACTCGAAAGAACTAAAGGCGGTGCAGAAGTGGGACAACGCCTTCCGTACTTTTATCTATACCTCGACCCTGCCCTGGGATGACTGCGGCTGGCGCGCGGGCGCGGTCGGGCGGCACATGGAATTCATGGCCGAGGTGGGCGATCGGCTGCTGATGGGCGAGGCGCTGGTCGATGCGTTTATTTGCGCCTATGCCGAGGCCATCAACCGGGCCGAAAGCAAGCTGGGCCGCATGTTTAAGCGCAGCGAATACCCTGGGGTCAACGAGGTCAAGCTCAAATTCAAGTTCACGGTCGACACCATGCCGATTCCGAACGCCGAGGATTTTCGCGTGATCGAAGGGGGCGTGCCGAAAGCGGAAGTCGAGCGGCTCGTGCAGCAAGCGCAAGCCGCGGTCGAGCAGAAGGTGCAGGCCGGCGTGAAGGAGGCGTACGAACGGCTGTACGAAGTCGTCGCGGCGATGGCGAATACGCTGGAGCAATATGGCAACAAGACGGTCAAGAAGTTCAACGACTCGCTGGTCGATAACATCGCGAAGCTCGTCGAGGTAATGCCGGCGTTGAACCTGACCAACGATGCGCACTTGGCCGCGCTGGCGAGTGATGCGCGCCAGCTGGCGGCTTACGCGGCAGTGGACTTGCGGCAAAATCCGACGGTGCGCACCGCGGCAATCGTCGAAGCGCGCACCTTGGCTACGAAATTTAAGGGCTATGTTGCCGCGTCGATTCCGGCTACGCTGGAGCCGCCCCCAACGGTTGCCGCAACGCACATCGTGATCGACGAGGCAAGCGCGTTCAAGCCCGTGCCCCCAGCCAAGCGGGCGCTGTTTGCCGACATGCTGTAATTCCCCGATGCCCCCCGGACGAAACCGCGCATGCGCGGCTTTGTCCTAACCTGTTAGGAGCCTTTCATGGCGATCAAGCTGAACGAACTCAACGGCATTCTCGTGCGATGCTGGATTGCGCGCACCAACGTACTGTTCAAAAGCAAGCCCGCGCTCGGCAAGACCGAGACCGTCGAAGCCTTCATTGCCCGCATGCAAAAGAAAGTCGAAGGCTTTCGCGGCTGGAAATTTTACGTGCCGAGCATGAGCCCGATGGATATTCAGGCGAGCTGCCCCGATAAAGAGCGCGGCGTGCTGGCGCTGTACAACAACGAGCTGCTGCCCAATCACTACACCGACCCCGAGGCGAAGGGCGTGCTCTTTTTCGACGAGGTGCTCAACGGGGATCCGGCTACCACCAAGCTGCTGCAAAAGTACATGAACCGCGAGGACATGGGCAGCTTGAAGCTCCCCGAAGGCGTGATCGTGATCGGCGCATCGAACAGCCTGGAGCACAAGTCGGGCGTGCAGCAGCAAGGCCGCGCGTTCATGAGTCGCATGGAGCAGCACGACGTGTACAGCGACCCGACCGATAACATCGAGTTCGCGAGTAAGCACGGCTGGCATCCGAACGTGCAGCTCTATTTCAAAGACAACCCGGCACAGATCGATAACTACGACGAGGTATTCCAGACCAGTGCCGCGGCCGCCAAGGCGATTCCAAACAGCGCGCCATCGGGCGAGCGCAGCGTGCTCAGCGAAGAGGGCAAGAACGGCATATGGGCCAACATGCGCAGCTGGGAACGCCTCAGTCGCAAGGAGTTCGCCGCCGACGAGGTGGACTCGCCCGTGACGCTTTCCGAGGCAGTCGGCAACCTGGGCACCGGGGTGGGCAGTGCCTACCACGCACACAAAGCGGCGCGCAAGTCGCTGGCCTCGTTCGCGCAGATCATGGAGAACCCGAAGGCGATCGCGCTGCCGCAGGCGATGGACGAGCAGTATGCGCTGGCGATGATCGTGGCGCTGCGCTGTCATCCGGGCCAGATGCCGCAGGTGCGCAGCTTCGGCGAGCGGCTGCCGCTGGAGCTGCAAGCGGTGATCCTGCGCAACCTGTCGATCCGCAAGAATTTCGACCTCGCGTCGGCCGGCAGCTACGTCGAGTGGATCAGCAACGCGCAGCTGACCAAGCTGTTGAACGGGCGCTAACCCCCTACCCGGAGATTATTCGTTATGCCTAAATTCCAGGTGCTCATCGAGGAGCTGGTGCAGTACGTGGTGCACGTCGAAGCCAAGGATTTAAAGTCAGCCGCCGACGTGGGACTGACCGAGCTGAATGCGAGCGACACGCCGCAGCAGTATTACCACGCGACGTCAGAGCGCATGGTCGGACAAGTCTACAAAGGCGACGGCCCGTTGCCGCCAACGTGTTAGGAGTGCGTCATGGCTTTAATCGGGGTGCTGTTGTTGATCGCGGGCATCATCATGAAGGCAGGCGACAACGATTGGGGATGGATTGCAATATGGTTCGGCGGGTGCATCGTACTCGCCGGGCATTAACGGATTAGGAGCAGAGCATGCAGCGATTGATTGAAGCCGCACGGGCGGTCATGGCGAATTGGGAGCGCGGCGATCTGGCCGCGGCGGTGCGCGAACTGGCCGCGGCGTTGCCGCCCGAAGCCCCCGAAGCGATTCGGGATTCAGCCGCCGAGCTTTACGCGGGCAACGATATCGAAATCGACGACGTGGCCTATCTGAGCGAGGGCGACGGGGGCACATGGGTCAGTGCCTGGGTATGGATGCCGTGCGATTCGAGCGACGAGGAGAATGAATCATGAGCACCAACATCGCCTCAGCTGCGGCTGTGCGGCTCGCGCTCGGCTATCCATTCTGGACCGAGGTGTTCTATAGCATGACGATCCATGAGGCGTCGCCCGAGCAGGTTGCGGCCGGGCTGGAGACGCAGGCGACCGACGGGCGCAACCTATGGATCAATGCGGCGTTTTGGAAAACGATTGCATTGGAGCAGCAGGTGGCCGAACTCGTGCACGAGCTGGGGCACAAGATCTTTTTGCATCCGACCCGGCGCGGCAGCCGCGACCCGAAGTTGTGGAACACCGCGTGCGACCATGCCATCAACACGTTGATGAAGAAAAACGGGTTCACGATCCCGCCCGACTGGCTGTGCAACATGCAGTATGACGGCTGGCTCGCCGAGACGATCTATGCCGATCTCGCCAAGCAAGAGAAGGAGCGAGAAAAAGATGGCGGGGGCGCGGGCCAGGGGCCGCAGCTGCCCAAGGGCCGGCAGGATATCAAGGAGCCCAGCCAGGACGGTCAGCCGTTCTCGCCGGAGCAGATCGCCGCTTTCGAGGATCAGGTCAAGGCCCTGGTCGACCGGGCCATCGCCAACGCGAAAGCAATGGGCAAACTGCCGGCCGGCATGGAGCAGGGCACGGTGGCCGCCTATCAGCCAGTGCGCGAGCCTTGGTATAACCATCTGCACCGCTACATGCAGTCGCTGCGCCCGTCGCACTACGACTGGGCCAGGATCAACCGGCGCGCGATGCTCACGCACGGGGTGTTCGCCCCGCTGCACTATAGCGAGTCGTTGGGGGATATCGCGGTGTTTATCGACACCTCCGGCTCATGCGTATCGAAGGCTCAGCAAGCGCAGTTCGCCGGGCATCTGAATGCGATCTTGGCCGAAGCCAAGCCGCAGCACGTGCATGTCTACTACTTCGATACGCAGGTGTACCCGGGCGAGGTGATCGAGCCCGGCGAGCTGGACGTGGTGACGAAGCCGCGCGGCGGTGGGGGCACGAGCTTTGTGCCGATCTTCGAGCAGCTCGACGAGGAGGGCATTGTGCCCGCGGTGTGTATCATTCTCACCGATCTTGAAGGACGGTTGCCGCCGCACGCGCCCGACTACCCGGTCGTGTGGGCGGATGTATGGGGGCGCAAGCCTGCGCCGTTCGGCGAGGTGATCCGGGTGGCCGACTGAGCCCCGACCGTAGTGACCCACTTGATAGGAGCGAATGATGTTGAATGATCTTGAATTAGCCCTGCTGCAGGAGATTAACCAGCGCGTGACGCGTACCGAGTCGCGCATGGTGCAGTTGGGAGATTTTGTCGGTACGAATTTACGCGTGCGGATGCGCGTGGCCGTGCGCAAGCAGGAGGGGGCGGTGTGGGTCGAAGTCGACGCACTCGACACCTCGATCTCACGCATTTATACCGAGCTGCGCGAGCATGGTATCGCGGGCATGGCGGTGCCGGTGCGCCTGGATGGCAAGGATATCGCCACCGTGTACCCATAACGTAACAACGCCACACCAAGGAGAACGAAATGACCAAGACTTTTAATTTCAGCGCGAATGGCCTTGATTACGGAAATTTCAGCGGCGAGACGCAAGAAGCTGCGCAAGAAGCATTTGCGGTTGACGCGGGCTACAAGAGCTGGGCCGCCATGGTCGAGCAGGCCGAAGAAATGAGCCCGAGCGGAAACACCGTCGAAGTTAAAGAGATTACCCAATAACGTAGTAGGAGCGAACATGAGTACTCACTACAACGCCATGCAAACCATCGTCGAAGCCGCCAATATCGCGATGGCCGAAATAGCGGACGCCGGTCAAGGGCGGCGTGACGACTCCGATGCCTTTCGTGAGGTTTGGGAGCCCGTTGCAAAAGCCCTATGGGATTCGATCCCCGAGGAGTTCGCCCGCGATTGGCCGGCCGAGTTCGCCGCCGCGGATGCGGCTGGAGCCGATTTTATCGGCGTGACTTCTGATACCCGCAAAGTCGTCATATGGGGCGTCGATCGCGGTGGATACCGTGACTTCCTGGTGATCAACAACGGCGAGAAGTTGGGCCGCCCCGACTAACTCTTTGGAGCGAACATGAGCAATGCCAACACGACGGATTACATCCCTCCCGAACAACCGGCCGAAGTGGCCAAGGTGCTGGACGCATTGCCCGGCCTAATCGGCGCAATCGATCGCGCCCTGATCGACGAGTCGGGCAAGAAGTGGCCGTTCGTGCTGCTTGTGTTCGCCCCTAACGGCGCGATGCATGCGACCAACATCAACCCTGCTTCGCTGGGCGTCGAAGCCGTCAAGACGGTGGTGAAAGCGTGGGAAACGGAAGCGCCGCAAGGGGTGAGCGGGAAAACGCCGGCATGAAACCCGAACTCGCCCAGGCATTGCTGCGCGAATACCGGGTGAGGCTCATGGCCCTGGATATCGCGCAAGCGCAAAACGCGTCGGACGTCGAGATTGAGTATGAACGCGAACGGGTCGGCGCCGTCGAGGCACGCATCATGGAACTGCTGGTGCTCGTGAACGATGCGATCCATCCGCAAGCGCGGATGGTGGAGGAAAGTCATCATGTTGCTGGCTGAATTTGCCGAGACGCCGCTCGATTTGCAGCACGTGCGTGCGTTCGTGTTCGGCGAGTATTACCTGATCGAGCTGCATACCGGCAAGAAGTTCGATGTCCGCGATCTCGATACGATCCTGTCCATCCTGCACGACGAGTTCGACTTGCGGCGCGAGCAGTGGCTTCCGGAGATGCAGATCAAGAGTAAAAGTAAAAGCCGGCACACGTTTAACGGCCAGGACCGCGCGCTGGAGGTTATACCCGCGCTAAAAGGCAGCTTCTTGCCGGTGCCCCCCGTGCAGCGCGTGGTGGAAACGGTGCGGCGCGCCGTGACGATGTATAACCTGACGGGCTCGTGGGATCAGTTCAACAAGGGGAACCTGTGATGAGTGCGATGGCCGACGAACTGCAAGCGTTCCGGCGCGAACGCAACCAAGCGCTGCGCACACTCGATCTGGCCTGGGCGCGCGGGCTGATCCCTGGGGGCAACGAAGAAGCGCTGTTAGTTGCGCTGCATAAGGTGCGTTATCACTGCGCCGCTATCGAGCCGGCGCTGCGCATCGAGAGTGCCGAGTGGCTACGGACGCGCGGACTGCATGATCTTGGCGGCCTACCGCTTTTGCCGCCCGGCGAACTGCCTGCGGGTGTGTGATGGACCTCGTGACGATCGATTACGAGACGTACTACGACGACACGTACTCGCTCTCGAAGCTGACGACCGAGGAGTACATTAGATCGGA